ACTGGCGACCCAGCGGATCGACAAGTTGCGCCATAACTTCGGTCAGATCGGCCTGCTATATGCGCAGTACCTCGGCATCAACCACGCCGCGATCCTGCAGCAGGTCACCAACGCGGCGCTGGCGTTCGAGCAGTCGCTACGGAGTACGCAGGAAGAACGCCTCTGGATCGCGATGTGCGCCTGTCTGGTGGTGGGCGCCGAACTCGGCAACAAGATGGGAGCCTCGTTCGATCCGCCCGCGCTGCGCGCCTTCCTGCTCGACGTCTACGCCAAGCAGCGCGCCATCCGGGACGCCTCGAACCTGCGCGCCGGCAGCAAGGACAGCGCCGAGGATATCCTGACGTACTACCTCAAGGCCAAGGTCGGCCGGAAGCAGTGCATCTGGACCGAAGGGCTGGCCGCGGCGTTCGGGCGACCCAAGGACATCACCGTGCTCGGCGAGCCGCCGGCCAACACCCAGAACGATGGTCTCATGGTGCGCTTCAACGTCACCACCAGACAGATCATCTTCTCAAAGCGTGACTTCCACGGTTTCTGCCAACTGAACAAGTTCGCCTACCAGATCACGGAGGAGAGCCTGATCAAGGACTATGGCGCGTCGCTGCAGAAACTGCTCCTAGGTGCGGGCACCAGCTACAAGCTCCTGCGCGAGCCCTGTATCGTGATCCCGACCCCTCCGGGAAGCGACCTAGAAGGGATGCTCATGAACCGATCGGGACAGGCGACCGCCGGTGCGTCTGAACCGAACCCCTTAGACACCGGCATCGGAGCCCCTGATGGCAATATCGAACAAAGCCCTGTTTAGTATCGACCAATGCCTCTTGGCCGTGCGCGCGGAAATTATCCGCGCCAAGGAGAAGCATCCCGGCGACTTTCACGGGCCGCATGAAGCCTATGCGATCGCGCTGGAAGAAGTCGATGAACTCTGGGATAAGATCAAAAAGGACGGCGGCGGTCGCGACTTTGCGGCCTACAGGGAGGCGACGCAAGCCGCCGCCATGTTCGTGCGATACATGGCAGAAGTCGCTCAGCCACAGCCGCATACGTCCCCGCAGCAGCCCCCAGCACCGCTGGACACAGTAGAGTTGGATGATTGACGTAGAGGATCGTCGCAAGGCCGCTCACTAGGAGCAGCAGACCCGCAGAGAAGGACGCCCGCAAGGCGTCCTTTTTGCTGACGTGGAGGATGTAGAGCGCCCATATGAAATCCACCACGAACATCAAAACGAACGCGAGGACCCACTCGCCGATCACTTGCTGTTCTCGATGATCTTGAGGGCTTGCTGCGGGGTCTCGTGAATGAAGAAGCTCCCGTTCGAGGTGCTGATCTTCGCATTGGCGCCGGGTGCCCCGTCGGTCGCGTGGGTGACAGAGAGGATTTGATGTGGGTCGACCCAGACCCCGTTGCCGTCCGGGGCAGTGAAGCAAGCCAGCACCAAGGAAAAGATCAGAAGGACCGGGGCGAGGAAATGCATCATGACCGCACCTGTGTTGCTCTGAACTGCAGCTTGCCCCCTTCGGCAACGCGGTAGTCCACTCGATGGATCAAACCACACTGACAGCACTGCTCTCGCTGCCCCTTCCATTCGACGGTGACCCAATCCCCGTCATCGATTTGTACAATCGGCCGCTTGGGCATCAGTCTGCTCCCACGAGCCAGTCTGGATTTTCGACGCTCTCGAACACATGCGCGTCGTCATCCACAAGGTGGTAGCGTCGCTTCCGTGGCGGCGCGATCGTGGTGTTCTTTCTTTTCACCTTTCGAGGGCGGGACATCGTGAAGTTCCGAACATTTACGACAGAGAAAAGTTGGCATGGCGTGGGGGCAGTCGGCGGTGATCACGGTAGGGGGAGGTCCTTGTCGCCGGTGCGCTTCGAGACACCCTTGCTGGACCCCTTGGTGTAGTCCTGCTTGTTCGGCGGCCCTAATTCGCCGCACTCGTCGTCCTTGAGGAACGACCGGGTACGCAAAAGCGTAGGGCCGCCCTTTGCGGCGTCGAGGTCTCGTGGCATTTCGCCCTTGGTGAGTTTCATGTTCGTGCTCCTGCCTGCAGTTCGACCGCTGTTACCGGGACGGTAACAGCGGTGCCTTAATGACCAACTAATTTGTTCACGCCCTTCTCAATCAGGCCGGCGGGGCGCTTCTCGCGGGACCGCTCGCTCTGAGCGTTCCGTTTTGGTAGCTGATGCAACCACTTACGGGCCGCCGGGCTGGGGTTTTTCTGGTCGGCTAGCTGGTCCCGGATAGCAGCGCCCGGCCCCTCCCCTTTGTGCCACGCGTTGGAGGCGGTGCTGTACGGGCTGATCGCCGATCGGGCAACCCAGTCCACGGCTTGGCCGGCCGCCATGGCGGCGTCCGTAGGATGGCCCTTGGCGGCCCGCGAGAGCGTCCCGGGATCGACGATGGCTTTCCCGTTATAGTCCTTGCCGCCCGTCAGAAGCTGCCATACGGCCGTGGTGAGGGGTGCCAAGGTGAAGGTGCTGCGCGCGAACGAGGTGAGGTCCTCTTCGCCCCGGAGTGAGGCGGCGACATGCGACGGGACCGCCAGCGGCCCGCGGCGCTGCTGCGATGCGTCCGGGTTGCCAGTGAGATACCGCGCCAGCTTGTCCATTTCGTAGTAGATACCGCCCAGCGCGGCGAGCGCCACGATATTGCCGGCGGCCTCGGCCTTGTCCCTCCCGTTGCCGTGGACGACGTCCTTGAAGATGTTGGCGTAGCCGTTCCACACCCCGTAGTGGTAGTTACCGAACATGAAGACGGATTTTTCCCGCATCAGCTTGGCAATGGCGCGGCTTCCCATCACGTTCATCGGGATGTCGTAGTTCGGCATGTGGCGCTCAAGGTCCACGATGGCGTCGCGCATCGTCATCCCCTCAGCCATACGTTCCTTGACACCTTGCGTGATCATGACGTCGTGGGCGGCCCACAGAATGTTGCGGGAATTTCTGTAAATCGCCTTCACAAGATCGGTGGGGCCGACACCGAACTTCTTGGCGACCGGGTCCCATTTTGACGGGTTGATCTCGAACTCGTGCCCGAGGCGATCGGCAAACGCCTCGACGAAATTATGCATCCGCAGCGGGCGATAGATCAGGCTCGCGCCGTTGTCCGCCAACTGCCGTTGAAACGCGTCCTGCTTCATGACCGAAGCAAGACTGTCGGCAGACGTACTGGCCAGCCGACCGTACTGTTGCGGCAACAGCCAACGATAGCCGCGCGCCACGAACGCGTGGGTTAATTCGTTGAACATGTGCGGGATCGGGTTCCAGAACAAGGTCTTGGCCAGCGCCGTGTTGACGCGGCGCACGACGTCAAGGGCGCTATCGTTGAGGCCCGGCTTGGCAAAGTTGTCGAGGACGTCCGCGATGTGGGGGTCCATGCGATACCCGTCAAAATTCGGTAGCTTGGTGGTCACCCAACCTTCTTTCGCCTCGTGGCCCTTCGCTGCGAGAAGGCCCATGTCCTGCAACTGCTTTTTGACTTCCTCCATCGCGTTCAGGCCGTCCCACAGATCACGCAGTTCTTGGTGGGCAATGCCCGCCGACAGGACGGGATCGTGGTAGTAGCGCACGCGCATACCGTTCTCGAAGCGCGCGTTGTCTTCGATCTCGTCGGTCAGGGCCTGTGTCATCGTGTAGCTATCGTTGCCGACCTTGTAGTGTTCGCCTTCTTTGAACTCGAAGTCCGGGTCGCGGATGCGGGTGGCCTTCCCGTCGTCGAAGACGGTGTACCCATCCTTGTTGACGTGAATGACGAACCGTTTGCCGTCGGCGTCACTCTGCATCGCCATGAACGGCCGATCCTTACCCGTCGATTGGGCACGCGTGTTGACGGCACTCAGATCGAGTTTACCACCAGCGACCGGATCATCGTCTTCCTTGAGGATATTATACTCGGCTGTCGACCCCTTGGTGACGCGCATGACATGGGTCGGTGTCTTCACTTTCGCCGCAAGCACCCCGGGGAATTTATCAAGGATGGCGTCATAGAGCGCCGTATTCTTTTCGAACATCGGCTTGACGTACGAGTTGAACGCGGCTTCCTCCGCGGGCGGCAAAGAAGAGAGGTCGTTGCGCTCCCACGCACGATAGGCGCGTTCCAGCGCTTTCTTGTCGTCCAGAGGCTTGGGGAGATCGTCCGCCCAGTCCATGATGTCATATTTGGTGCTCGTGCTGTCGCGGCCCACCTGTGTCAGGAGCCGATTGGCATCACGACCAGCTTCCTCGGCGGATGATTTAGCGTCGCGGGCGAAGCTCCATTTCGGTACGACCTTCTTCCAGTAGTCGCGGATGCCGGATACAGCGTCGCCCGCACCCTCGAACCCGCCAAGGCCGCCACCTGTCGTGTCGTTGACGAAGTGGTCGAACAAATCCTTGACAACGCCTTTCTTCTGGGCGGCCTTGTTGACCTTGGCACGTTTTTCAGCTTCAGCGGCCTCCGCTTCAGCATCTTTCGCCCTAGCGGCTTCCGCGGCCTTCCCATAGGCGTTCTTGGGCTCCGGTGGTTTGACACCGGCTCCCTGCGCCGCGAGACGTGCGGCCTTCTGCCGGGCCATTTTTTCAGCGACGGTCTCCGTCGGTGCCTCGTTGATCGGTTCCGCAGGCTTTTTACCGGCTGCGAGCAGCGCGTCGGCGATTTTCTCCACGTCCGCGGGCTTCGACATGTCATAGTCGGGCTTCGGCTGCGGCAGGTCGGCCGCCGACGTGACGTTCTTCACTTCGGCGCTATCGGGCGTCTCTTCGAGGTCAGGCGCGGCGTGTGTCTCCATCGCCTGCTCAGCGGTCGGCCCCCGGCGCTTCTCGATATCGGCGTTGATGCGGTTGGTCTGCCGCGAGATATCCACCCCGGTCTTCTCGGGATCGCGAAGCAGTTTTTCTTCGGCCAAAAATCTATCGACGCCGATCCGCTTGTTCACGAGATCGCGCGCCTGCTTGGCCATCATGTACTCAGCCGGCTTCTTCGCCGCCTTGAGCGTAATCATATGTTGCGCGGCGTCCTTATAGAGCGCAGCGGCGCGAGCGCGGGTTTCCTCGGGAGTTTCGAGATTACCGTCGCCGGCGTTGGCACCCTTCGGCGGGGCGTGCTCGTCGAACGCCGTCTTGAGCCCATCATAGGCGGCCTGTTTCTGCGCGGCCTCGTCCTTGTTCTTGGCCTCGACCGTGATGTCGCCCATCTTGACTTTGAGGTTGTCGCGGTTGCCCGGCACGCGCGGGACCTGCAACTCCTGCTTCGGCGCGACGCCGGTGGTGGCCACCTTATAGACGGTCGCCGCCTTCTTGATCTGGTCGGCAACAGGCAGCGCCTCGAACGCGTCAGCGGCCTTGTCATTGCCGGCGTCGCGCATCGCCTTGATCGCCTTACCGACCACCTCGGGTAGCGGCTTCTCGCCCATAGTCGCACCGCTCGCCAACGCGGCCTGCGCGCGGCTTGCAAGGTCATCACCCACAATTGATTGTGACTTTTCCGTCACATTCGTATCTGACGGCGCGTTCTGATCCGTTAAGGTTTTTTCACCTTCTTGTGGAGCCACAGGTCGCTGAACACCCTCCTCGAAAGTTTTGGAGAAGGGCTTCGTCTTCTTGGCAGGCTTGGCGAGCCAATTTTTAAGATCATCCTCAGACACCTTCGTAATGGCGCCCAGTCGTTCAGGACCACGGCCGTCAGAAAAGCCTGCGTTGTAAAGTTCACGAACGCGGTCAGGCGTCGTCGTCCCGGCGAACACCTTGTGCTCGTCGAACTTGCCGGTGTCGGCATCTTTCTGGTCGACGACATAGGTGTTCTCCCCGCCTTTGGGATCGAACGCGATGTCGACGTTGTCACCGTCGGCTCCGCGCGTCCCTTTGAGATCGCCGTAGTGATACGGCATCTGGACTTCCCACGGCACGGGGGCGCCGGGCTTGGACTTGCGGATCGAACCCTCCGCGTTCTCGATCGAGATTTTCTTCCCAGCGAACGTGCCGGGTGGGTGGCCCTTCTGGAAATTGTCCGCGTCGATCTGCGCCGGCGACGGCGTCGGGTGCGCGTCCGACGCGGCCGTGTTGACGCGATCACTCAGTGTGAGCGTCGGCTTCGCCTTGTTCACCTGCGCGGCGGCACTCTCGATGCCGGTGTCGATCGGTGCCTCAGCAGGCTTTGTTACCGCGGCGGTAACGGGCGCTTGCGGCGCGATCCCCGTCTCCACCGGCGTGCCCGAGGGCTGCGTGTCGGCGACCTTCTGGATGCCGGTGTCGATCGGGATTTGCTCACCGGGATTACCCGTCATCGGGCGCGGCACGTTGGGGGTGCTCCGCACGAGTGGGTTCCCTGCCTCAGTCGGCGCGACGCCGGGTTGGTTGTCGCCGGCAAGGGCGGCACCAATATCAGGCGCCACGTCGCCCTTGGAGAGCATGTCCTTCTGGCCGCCGGTGACAAAGTTCTTCGCTTTGCTGTAAAGTGTCTCCGACCGCTCCGTGTTCAGGGTAGCCGGCGAGATATCGTCCTCGCTCGCTCGCGCCGGGTCTACGGCCGGCGCTGGTACGTTGGGGCGGCCGGGGACGAACTTCCCCGCCATCCGACGACCGATGCCCACGGCGGCCTCGCCGAGGCGATTGGTGTTGGGTGCCAGTGCAAAGGCGCCGGCGTTCATGGCGATTGCAGCCGGGTCCCAGTCGCCCTTGCCGGCAGCTTGTTGGCCGGCTTCCATACCACCACCAACGACTGCCGCGGCACCGCGCTGCACGAGTGAGGCTGGCGTGAACGGGTTCATCCCCACCAGACTGCCCACGATGTCGCCCGCAGTGGAGGATTTGGGGTTAGCCTGCGCATCGGCGGCCATCTGGGCTTCGTCGTTCCACCCGATGGCCTCCTTGGCTTTGTCCTGCGCCCGCTTCGCCAGATAGGCGTTGACGAGCGCACCAGCGCCCGCACCCACGAACCTACCGACCGCGGCACCGACGGGGCCTAGCGGCGCACCGAGCGCAGCACCGACTGCCTCACCTGTACCCGCACCCGCAAGGCTGGCGACACCGGGAACTACCGTATTGGCGACATGGCGCACGAACGAACGCACAGGACTTTCGTGCTCTGGCTTCTCGTCGAACTGGGCAAATGGGTTATCAGCTTCTGCTTTGGGCGCCGGACCGAACTGGGCAAAGGGGTTCTCTCCGTCGCTTCCACCCTGCGGCGTCTGCGACTGGTTATCGTCCGCTTCGTCGAACTGAGCGAAGGGATTATCGGCCATGGTCCTACTGTCCTAATACGGCCTCGGCTGCTCCGGGTCCGTACCAGTCGTCAAAATGCGCAGCAAGCTGTGGATTTTTCCTTAACATATCTATCGCCGCGGGCGGCGCGCTGCTACCGGCGGCGCGGGCCCCCTTCTGCGCCGGGTTACCCCGCGCGGTGGACGTGATCGGCGCCGCGGGCGCCTCCTGCTGGGGGAACGGCACATTCAATTTCTTGTAGATATCTGCGATATCCATGTCGGGATGCGCCGCCTGTTCCGCCCGGACTGCGCGCCCTTGTTCACGCATGACTTGCGCCTGTTGCGAGGTACCCGCCGCGTTGATCTTGCGGTTGATATCGTCCTCGAACGCATCGGCACGCACCTTGGCGGCGTCCACACGACCACCGGCCGTCGCCTGCGCAGCCCCAACACGAAAGCCGCCGGTGATGGCCGCCCGCTGGTTAGCGAGCTTGCCCTTCTCCTGTGCGACCTCGACGGCGTTCTCGTTGTTCTCGCGCTGGCTGCGCTGCTGCGCGATCCACGCGTTGCGTTGCGCCCCCTGTGACGCCCACGGAAAACGCTTGTTACCTTCTTCGAGAAGACGATCCTCGCTGGCTCTATAGTCCTCGTCGTCCTTTTTCTTCTGGTCGGCGTCGGCCTTGTCTTGGTTGCCCTTCGCTATACCCGCCTTGGCAGCGTCGACGTCGAGATCGCCCTTGCCGGCTTCACCACCCTGTGGTGCCTGCGCTTGATCCTTACCGCCGGGCGCACTGTCGTCCTCGTCATCGCTACCGTAGAACGGCTTGGCGCCGACCTGCCGCATGGCGCCGGCAACGCCGCCGGTCTGCATGAGGCGATCGAACTGGCTGGTCTTGGACAGATCGAGGTATTGCCCGAACTGATCCTTCGTCATATCGTAGCTGGTCTTTTTTCCCTGCGGGTCCGTGACTATGGCAGTCACGCCCCTGCCGTCGACATGAAACGTCGAAGACGAACCATCGACGACATGAGCGCTGGCCTGCGTCGCCGCGGTGGCGGCTGCGTCGAGGTCGGGGGCCTTGCCGTCGACGCCATGGAAGGCGGCGTTGGCAAACGACTGTTTGGAGTTGAAGGCGCCGCGCTGATATTGGAGCATTTCCCACGTATCGTTCATCCCACCCTTGGCACCGCCCATCACCGTGGCGAGCAAATTGGCCTGATTGTCGTTGGCACCTTGCGCCTTGAACGCGTCGACCCGCTGTTGTGCTTCCTGCGGGTCCTTGGCACCCTTCGACATCAGGAGGGATGCGATCATCTGCGTGCCGGGGAAAGGTCGACCGCCGGGCTGTTCCTCCGGGTTCGGGTTCGCTGCCGGCTGCTTCTGCATATCCGTGCCCGCGTTGGCAAGGTTGGAGAGCCCTTGCCCCACGGCTGCGCCGGCCCGCGCGATCGGGTTGTTGACGGGACCCGGACCATAGACTTGCTCTGGCGACTGATTACTGTCTGGAATGCCCTGATCGGGTCCCATGCTTGTCGGAGTAGCAGGGGACGCCCCGTCATCAGCCGGAATTGCCTGATCTTCGTCTTCCATCACTGCTCCTCGTCGGGGATCGCACCCTTGGTGTTGTCGACGTCGTTGATGCCGGCCTGCTGCGAGAGCGGGTTCTCGGACTGATCATCGAGCGGGATCGCGCGCTGCGCGAGGTCGTAAGCCTTCCCCTCGAAGTTGTTGACCGCCTGCGACGCCGGGTTCATCGGCGGGTTATTGCGCCGGTCCTCGACGTTCGGGGACCGGTTGAAGTCCTGATACCGCGGCGACCCCACGCCGGCGCTCCCGGCCTGACTGTCCTGCTGGCCCGCAGGGAGCCCTGAGGTGGCGCCGCTGAGCCCGTGAAGCTGGTAGCCATAGGAGAGCGCGTTGTTCACCTTGGAGATCGCATCGTTGACCATCGACTGCCATTTGCTGCCACTATCACTGCTATCACTGCCTGCATCGGGAGTGCTGGCATCGCTGTCGTTATCGCCGTCGCCATCGGTCACTAGGCCACCTTCTGCGTATCCCATGGCTTTATCCCATGCGGTAACCTGATCTTGGCTCTCGCCGCTGCCTTTGAGCATACTGTCGTTGATGCCAGCGAGGTTCGAGGCGTTCTCACCACCGGGACCACCGACCCCGGGACCGTTGGCATTGACCGCGTCGTAGACCTGCCCCGTTGTCGGGTCCTTGGTCCACTTGCCGCTGTTCTCCCCGAGGGACGCATACATGGCGTTCTGCGATCCGGCGTCGTTCATGTTCCAGCCACCCCACTGCACTTGCCACGGGTCGGCACCGCCCGTCGGCGTCATACCGGGGTCCTGCATGGTGGGTGGGTTCGGCGATCCGACGGCGCTGGGATTATCGCCACTACCACCGCCGCTCGCACCTGCGGCGCCATCCTGTGAGAAATCGCGAGGACCGGCCATCAGTGCATTCCCATCCGCTGCGTGGCTTCGTGCATCATGCGAGCCTTGCGGGTCTTCGCGATGATGTTCTGGAAGAACTCTTGGCCCTTATGTGCAACGACGTCCTTCGGCACGACGAACTCGCCGGCGTTGACGTTGGCGTGGACGTCATCCGTCTGCTGGCCGCGCGACGGCGACATGCTGGGGGTGACGGGGCCGCCCGGCTTGAAGTTCTGGATGAGACCACCCTGCGCGTAGTCGCCGCTGTTGTCCGAGTAGTCGCTGGTCGCGGTGTTATAGTCAGTCGGCAGGGCGCTGTAGTCGATGCCGCCCCCGCCATCGGTATTATCACTACCCCAATTTGGGTACAGAATGCCCGCGTCCGGTTGCGATCCGCCGCCACCGCCGCCACCGCCCATACCGGCGCTGTTGGGGTCGCCGGCGTTGCCAGTCGGCATGTCCATCCCCCACGCCGGACCGGAATTACTGATCGGCCCATTCGGGAACGGATTGCTCGCCCCACCGCCGGACCCACCGCCGCCGTCATCCGGGAACGGATTGTTCGAGTTGCTGGTGCTGAACGAGCCACCATGCGATGTCTGGGCAACCGGCGAGAGCGGGATGCCCATCGCGGTCTTGAGATAGTCGTTGCCAACGTGCATCAGGTTGGCGCCGGTGTTGGCGTTTGCGTCCGTCGCGTTGGCCGCGCCGGTGTTCGCCGCGGTAGCGACGTTGTTGACGTTAGCAATGGCGCCCGGCAGTTGCGCGCCGACCTGCACCGCCTCGGACCGCAGGCGCTGCCCGGTGGCGATATCGGCGTTGCGCTGGGTATTCTCTGCGCCCGCGACGTTGGCCGCGTTCTGGACCGCCGCAGCCTTGTCAAGCGCAGCGTAACGCCCTGAAGATGGGTCGATGCCGTAGGACTTCAGGGCCTCCTCGCTGTTGTGGAGCGCCGCGTCGCCAGCCTGTGCTTGGGTGGCGCCGGCTTGGCCCATGTCTACGGCCATACGCGCAGGCGAGGCGTAGCTGTTAGCGTCAGCGACGAGTTGCGCGTTCTCCGGTGCGAAGAGATTGTTGTATTGTCCAGTGAGCCCCTGCGAGAACGCGTTCATGTTCTGGGAGGTCTGGAAGAAATTCTGGACGGCCTGATTGGTGACGGACGAGGTCTGCGCGAAGACGCCCTGCGCCCAGTTGACCATCTGGCTGGCCAAGCCCGCGGCCACGCCCGAAAGCTGATCCAGAATACCGTTTTCTGGCGTCGATACGACGGTCGGCGTGGAGGAACTAAAGCTGCTACCCGAGGATGTGCCGGCCATGGAGAAACCCCAAATTGTGCCCTTCTGGGATACGCCAGCGCCCTTAAAGCGAGGTTAACCGGCTCAGAAGGGGCCGGTCACGAGGAGATTGCTGGGGTCCACCAGAAATGTCGCGTCAAATTGTTTGAACGGAAAGATTGCTATTGAACTAACCGCCCCCGGGCCCCCCATCGGCATTCCCGCTTTCAATGATTTGTAGGTGCTCACCCTGACGTTCGTCTCACCTGTCAAAGGGTTCACATTGAAAAAATGTAGGTGGAACGGGCTTTTCGGGAGGCTGGAAAACTTCAAAAGAATGTCACACGCACTAACAGGCGGGGGAAACTGTATGCCATAGCCGGCGCCGAACCCAGCCATTTCCGCGCCAGCCTCGGTGGTAAGGGTGTGCGTCAAATCCGCCGCGGTAATAATGTGGGGGAGTGGCGTTGCGCTGAATGGCGTCGTGCCGCTCTGTCTAATCAGCGTAAAGCCCGGCGTCCCACCAGCCTGATCTGGGAAATTAACAGTGAGACCATAGTTCGGCTGTAGGCCCCCGAACCCTTGAGCCCCAGATAACAGAAGCCATGAGCCGGAACCAAAATGGACACTGACGATCCGCGACAGAAAGCCCAGATTGATCGGCGTGATGCCGGATGTATCAGGTTCAGCCACGATTATATGTCCACGTTTGCTTGCCGGCTTTCATGATCAACTGGTTGGTCTGCTCGACGTCGACCCAGTTCTCGCTGGTCTTGTCGCCATTCTGGAAAACGCGCACGGTCTCGGTCACGCGCTTGCTCTCGGTGAAGGACCCCGGAGCCGACGGCGAAGAAATAGTGCCACCGGTATTGTTGACGGTGGTGATCTGGTTGGTGATGGTTTGGAGCACCTGTCGCATCGTGTTGACGGTATGCACAAGGGATTGCAGGTCGGGCTGCGCAGGCGGGATCGACGGGATGTTGACCGGTTGGGGCTGGTTCTTCGGAGTGACCGGCGGGATATGACAGACTGTCGGATCGACCATGATTACGCGTCCTTAGACTTGGGCGAGGGCCTTGACGGACGTGCCCACTTGGATGTTGGAGATTGGCACGCGCGCCGTCACCTCGAAGTACCACGTCTCGTGTTTGGTATCGCCAAGGATACGCAGCAACTCCTGCGGCTTGCGAATTTCCCGCACCGTGATCAGCACGTCGTTCCCGGAGAACACCCTGATGAAACCGTACCGATCGGGAGGAAGCGTGTTCCAGAACGGGTCGTCGGTGGCATTTTCGGCCCGCACGGGATTGAGCGCCGGCGTGCCCGGGGGGATCGTGAACTGGATGCGCATGGCAGCGAAGTTCTTCCGCGACCCCTGCTGCAGCTTCTTTGATCGCCACGTGTAGACGGTGCTCACCGGCGCCGGGTCGGAGAAGTCGTAGTAGTAGATCGCGTTGTTCTGGATAAGCAGAGCAACCGCTGACCAGTGATCAATGGTGAGGTTGTCCAGCAACAGTCCGTTCGGATTATCGAGTAGGTTGAACCCAATGCGGTGCCCACCCGGCTGAGGCCAGATCGTAAAGCTCTGAGTATCTGTCGAGCTAAGCTCGATAGTAAAGCCCCTGTCAGCCTCGCTGGCGTCACCATTGCGAATACTCCCCATGGCAAAATATTGCGAGACGAGGAAGATCGCATTGAGGTTCTTCTGCGAAGTGAGTTGTTGCCACTTTTCGCGCGTGATCCACGTTTCACTGGTGTTCATTACCTGACCGAACTGCGTGACGAGGATCAGCCCGTTTCGCGAGGCATAATAGACCCCCGTGGTATTGCCGAGGATGCTCTTGCGCGAATGGCAGGGTTCACTGTTCTGAACTTTCACTGTTGACATGGAGCCCGGCGCAACGCCTGTGGCGATGTAGGGGGCGCCAGTCGTGCAGGCGACGACACTCGATGCGGTGACGCCGAGACCGACGATCGGATATTCGGTCGTCAACGTATAGGACGCAGGCCACGCGTGCGGCCGATACGGTTCGGCGAACCAGATTTCATTGCCGACCCAGCCGACGGACATTCCGTTCGGCATGGAGATAATCCCCTGCAGACCGGGCGGCGGTGGGGTCCATAGCTGGCTCTGCAGTTGGAAGTTCCCCACGATCACGTCATCGGTGATGATGTCGGAATACACCGCTGTGGAGATATCCATGTCCGCGATCCAGAAGAACGTCGTCGGACCCGCCTGCGAGGTGATGGTGCGGTAGAGGCGAATTTTCGTGAGGTTGCGGACGACGCCAAGCTGATCGGGTGGCGGCTCGAACAGATTGATGGTCCACGTCCCATTCGACCAGCCGGTCTCTACCGTCGCCGGGCTGGGGGCGCTCTCCTCGTCATATTCGGTGAGATACGTGTAGACGTAGCCGCGCGCCTCCAAAACGGACGAGGACGTGAGATCGCCCCACACTTGCAACTCGGCGAACCCAACCGATAGTTGATTGATCACCGGCGGGGCGCCGTTCGCGAACGTGTTCAGGCTGACGACGCCCTTCGAGCCAGCGTCATCGGCGACCTGCACCGAGAACGCCGTGTCGGTCATGTAGCCGATCCAGTATTGCACATTCATCAAGAGCCCAGTCGGGTTGACGAACGCGCTGGATACCTGTGCGCCGGCGGTGACGCCCGTGACCAGCGCACCGAGATTTTGTAGCTCGTGCGGCGAGCCATTGAGATCGTTGTAGAGCACCCCCACGACCTGTGCCGCGGTGTTGGTGGACGCCGGCATGAGCGTGATGTCGTTGAGGATCATCGCGCCCTGCGGCGTGATCGGCACAAGATAGAGAATATTAGACCCGGGGTCCCCTGTTTTGGTCGACGTAGTCGTCGGGAAGCCAAGCGTCACTGCATCGCCGCCGCCGCTTACCGTCACACCGGGCGCGCAGCCGGGCGCCGGGACGCCGAGGAGCCACGCCGGCTGGCCTGCCTCGATGCGGGCGCGGGTGTTATACATCGGGGGTAGGGAAGGGCTGGCGAAATAGTAGCGGTCGAACGTGTCATCCACCACCGGCGATCGCATAACGTCGGTGTCGGGATCGACGAACTCCATCCAGATGCTGGCGCCCGTGATCGAGCTATCGAATGTCTGGTTGAGGCCGCCATTGAGGACGCTGGTGGCGTTACCGCCGTTGGTCCACTGCATCCGCACGCCGCCGGTGCTCTCGCTTACCGTCGTGGTGTTATAAGCAGCGCCAAAGGTCGGTGCATTCACTTGGATGCGCACCGGCCCGATGGCGAGAATATTAGTCGTCTGTGGCGAGGTCTGATCAATCGCGGGGTTGGCGATGGTGCCCGTCCCGTAGGAGACACCCTCATTGGTCGCAAGACCGTTATCTTGCGTCAAGGCCGCGAACAGGTTGGTGGCCGCGTTCACGGTGCTCCCGCCGATATTCACGTCATAGGCGTTTGTTACCGTGGCGGTAAACTTATAGGTTTCCTCGCCGATGAAGACCGTGTCGCCTTCGAGTGGCGTCGACAGGAATGTGAGGAGGGCGGTCGCCACCGCCTGCACCGTCGAGGGCAGGCGGTACGCGAATTTGGCGGCGGTGTTCGTCAGGTTGCGCAACAGCTTCGGCTGACGCCAGCCGGCCAGTTCACCCGAGAAAAGATAGGTGTCCAGCGCCGATGTGGCTTGGCCGTCCGGGAGTAATCTATCCGACCACGCGGGCAACTGCCCCCCAAATTGTTGTAATTTAAAGCTGTCCGGTTTCGACGGCGGATTTGGTCCCTGCTGCGCCATTTAAATACTCGGCTCCCGCCAGTAGGTGGTTGGGTTTATCGCGTGCGTGACCCAACATTCTATTACAGTGGTGACAAAGAATACCCCGAACTCGGCTCGTTTGGTGATCGTGATCCGTCGCCCAGTTCTTGCCGCCCGGCTGATCCGTCCGGCAGATGGCACACTTAGACCCCTGATTGGTAAAAATTTCATTCCATGCTTCGGGGGTAAGCCCATAGTGACGTTTAAGATCGTGTTTTCGCATACTCACCCGGTATCTCTCCGGGTTCTTTAGCCGCCATAACTTTCCCTGTAGTCGCGCCCGTTCACGGCCTTCGGGTGACGTGAGATACGCTCCGCGCGTCACCTTTCGCTTTGCTTTTCCGTGGGATGACTGGCTGTAGCGCCGTTTTGCTTCGGACGCCGCCATTATCCTCGGCTGACCCCCGCGACCACGCCATTGGGCGCGTCGATGGTAGGATCGGGTACTGCGTCACCCGGACGATAAACCGGCGTTGTATAGCCCTCTTTCGTGCGGTCCTCCGTTGGAACGGGCCGCATGGCCTGCTGGGCCTGCGCCCGAGCGACGGCACGACGACCGGCTTCAAGTTCCTCTTCCCGCCGCGATAGCTGGCGCTCCGTCATCGGGGGCGGCACATAGGGCGCGGGCTTCTTCTCGGCGTGCTTGCGCATCGCTTCGAGGAGGGCGTCACGACCCTGCGAGGCGATCGCCGCGAGGGAGATTTCGGGCTCCGGTATCTCAACCGGCGCGTTCGAGGTGGGTCGTCCCTCCATAGCGGCAGCAACCTGCTCGTCGAGCGCCTTCGCGGCAGCGACGGCCTCAGCCTGCGCGGCTTCCTCCGCGAGAGCGTCCGCCTTTGTAGGCCCCTGCTGCTGATCCACTGATGCTTCCACCAGCGTCTCCTCGTTCGTTTCCTGCACTTCCGGCATTGACTTCTCCTGTGGATGCTCCGGGGGTTGTGGAGCGGTAGGCGCCGTGATCGGCGCGTTCAGACCGGCCCTGTGAGAGCCGTGATGCTTGTTCTTGGACATGCCGCTTACTTCCCACGGGCTTTGGCGAATGTCTGGGCAAGACGCGCTTCCTTGCCGAGTTTGCCGGGCGCGTTGCGCTCCTTGGCGGCGTAAGCAGCAGTGCTCATACCTGCGCGTTCGGCCTTGGCCTTGAACACCCCCTTGCGAGAAGGCTTCACGGCGTCTTTCATCCAGTTGGCACTCATTTCGAGGGCTCCGCAGTTGGTGCCGCAGCCACAAGAGGCGGACACGGTTTGACGATTTCCTGTGCGTCGATCATCAGGAAATCAGGATGGTTGCGCGGCTCCGCGAAATGGTGTTTCACAAGCACCCTATGGAGCCGTTCGACGTTGTTGTAAAGCTCCCACATCATCGCCGTCATGATCGGCGCGTAGTGGGGCTTGATCTCGGGGTGTCCCGGGTAGATCGTCGATGCTGAGTGGAAACCGAACTCTGCGTTGCGCGTCGCGCAGATATGGTCGATGGGAATAAACACCAGAACCAACGTACAGGCGCTGTCGCATTCCCCCTCGATCCGCACGTCGGTCCGCTGATTGTACCACGTCACATATTTCGTGATGTAGTCGAAGATAACGCCGCCGCCGTCGTGGGTGATGGTCTCGTCGGCGGCGGTGGCTGGGGCCGCAAAGAGAAGGGCAACTACGAGCAGGAGGGCTTTCATCACTGATCCTTCCGATTGAAGAACATGTGGCCGGTGGCGAGGATCGTGTTCGAGCCGAACAGACAGGCGATGATGGTCTTGGCCCAGTCCGCGACATCGCCGTGGATTGCCGGCGTAGAGCCCCAGCCGAGCATCGTGTCCCACACGACGACCTTGGCTTCATAGGCGGCCCATGGCAGGGAGAACGCGAGGGTGAGGAAGAGGAGCGCCTTGGAGCCGGCGATAACCTGCAACCCAGCGATGCGCGCGTGCTCCGCAACGGCCTCGGCATTGACCATCGTAGTGGCCATGGTGACATCGCCGCCGATACGCGCCGTAGTGATCGCGACCTTGGCGTTGTACGCCGCGGCGACCCACCCGGTGGCGAGCGTGCTCAGCCCGGGGATCAGATGCAGCACGGTCATGACGACGCCGAGCATTACTTCTTGTCCTCGTCGCCGTGCCAGTCTTCCTTGTACCGGCGCAGGCTCTCAGTGATGAAGGCGTTGGCCATCAGCCAATAAGCCATCTGCTTATGGTCGGTGATGAACGGCGACATATCGGTCTGTGAGACCGCCAGCCATGCTGGTCCGACGAGCGCCTGCACGCGCGCAAAGACGATGATATGGCTTCCATGAAAGCTCTCACGGAAGTAGGTCCATTTGCCTTTCACAAATTCCCACATAGTGCGAACTCCTACAGATGAACTGTTGCGTTGGCCTTAGCGGCGGCACCAGCCGCCCACGCTTCGTAGGCGACACCAACCGCCAACATGGCTGCTACGACACCGGCGACAACCTTCCAGTCGTATCCAGCGGCGTGTGCAGCAACCGCACCGCCAACCGTCCCGCCGCCTGTGGCAGTCCCGGCGGTTTTCGGCACGTGCGTGGCCTTCGGCTGCGCCACGTGCGTCAAATCGGGGGCTGGCATCGGGATATGGGGCGCCCCCGCAAGGCTCTCGCAATATTGCCGAAGGTCAGCTACGCGCGCCCCCCATCCATGCCCAAACTCAGCCCATGCGCTACCGCCGCGTATCGCGTGCATAAATGCAAGGCGCTCGTCGCACATCCGGTTGACGAAGTCGGCGGCCGGGATAGTCGTCCCGTATTTCTTGAATATTTCGTTGCGCGCGAGCATCGCGCGCGACACCCCGCTGTTGATAGCGTAGTCCAGCGTGCAGCAGTCCTCACCGGCGGGCTCCACATCGAAGTTGACGCCAGCGGCGTACTTCGTCTGGTAAATCTTCTCGGCGACATCGAGCGGCATCGCCTGCACGCGGGGTGCCCATGCCGACATGCTATCCATCTTCAAGTGGAGATAGTCCGCATAGTCGTAGCAGGTGATCCCATATTTCGTGGGACCACCCGGGTCTTTCTTGTTCCAACCGTAGCCACCCTCGTACTTTTGGATGACCCGGTCGATGAATGGTTGATAGTCAACCTGCACGGAGCACCTGTTAGGCGGCCGGGGCTACGGGCGCGGGAGCCGGTGGAGGAGCGACCGGGGCTACAGGCGCCGGGGCGATCGGCTTAACGGCCGGAACCGGCAGAGAGGCTAGCACGTGCGCGTGCGCGTTCGCTGCGGCGGTCTTGATGTTCGCGGCGGTGGTCTTCTCGACGCCGTTCAACGCCGTGCGGACGTCCGCCGGGATGCCCTTGACCCAGTCCTTGAGTTTGGTGCCAAGCGGGCTGAGACAGACGGCAGCGGTACCCACAACGCAGACCACGTTGAGTTCGAGAGCGGTGAGAAATGAGAACATGGGGGTCTCCCGTTACGGTGCAACGACGGTGAAGGTGATCGTGTCCTTCACGATCTCGCCTCGACTGTCGGTACCTTGCACGTCCACCGTAAAGGTTTCATTAACGGCCCCCCCGTTGACGAAGAACACCCCTTCACCCTCGGGATTGACCGAAACTTGTGTAATAGTTGCGGACGTCGAGGACGCCGGGTCGATCACCGCGGTGAAGGCAGTGATAGTCGTCCCCGGATCGAGGAACTGCTCGTAATCGAGGATGTAGCGGATCACGTTGCCCGCGGTGTGGAAGAGGGACTTAAGTTTCATAGCGGTACCTCCTGAATAACAATGTTGATGTCTTGGATCGACGCACCGCCGCCAGTGACGGCAAGAAGGGAGAGATCGAACCACACCGCCGTGTTGATCGCGAGCCCGGTAATACGTGTTGAGATCGCGAAACCTTGGCGGCCGGCAGTAGTAGAAGCGACGAACCGTTGCGACTGACCCCGTGCCGTCCCCGTAACCGTTGCCCCCGCGGCGGGCGCTGTGCCAGTGCCCTGTTGAAGCTGGATGGTGGTGCCATCCCCCGCAAGCGTCGTGTTTTCCGCAAGGCCAGTCAGGTGAACGAGGAGAATACCAGATATCTTCGGCGTAAAAGCAAACCCCGCTATCGAGCCGAGGCCAGCCATCTTCGCCGTAGTCGAAACACCGCCGGTCGGGCCGGCAAAGACGCCGCCCGTTGAACCCCCCAACAACCCGGTGGGGCCAGTCGGGCCGGTGTTCCCGGTGGGGCCCGTGTTGCCGGTGAAGCCCGTGGGGCCTGTAGGTCCTGTGGGGCCGGCACCGCCAGAACTTAGAAGCGCAACGGAAAACAAGTTTAGCCCGGATGAACCGGACGAACCAATCAGAACGCTGCTCGCCTGTACGAAATAGTCGACGGTAAGGGTATCCGTCGTCCCATTCATAAAGACGATCGCACTGCCAGTGGCTGAGTTAGTGCCTGCATCCACCCCACACGAAAGCGCAGCCCGCGCGCCATTGAGCATCAGACGGACGTTGCCACTTCCCGTCCATCCCGTCGTGTTGGCGAAATAGCCCGAAAAATTACATTGGTAGTAACCCGCAACTTTGGGGGTGAAGAGTTTAGCCGTGGAGTCCCACGAATTCGTGGTGTCAGTGACCACCAAATCATACGGCATCACCGTCACGGCGCTGGCCACGCCCGTAAATTGCGTGGAGAGATCGACCGCAAGGACAACGGTTTGCGCACCCCCCGGGCCGGTGTTCCCGGTCGGGCCAGTGACCGTCGACGCAGCACCCTGTGCGCCCGTGGGGCCGGTGTTCCCGGTAGGGCCAGTGGGTCCGGTCGAACCCGCAGCGCCAGCAGAGCCGGCCGCCCCTTGAGGGCCGGTGTTTCCGGTCGGGCCAGTGACTGTCGAGGCGGCACCCTGCGCGCCCGTGGGGCCGGTGTTTCCGGTCGGGCCAGTGACTGTCGAGGCGGCACCCTGCGCGCCCGTAGGGCCGGTGTTTCCGGTGGGGCCGGTGTTTCCGGTGGGGCCTGTGGGTCCTGTCGAACCCGCGCCACTCCCGGAGCCGACTGGCGACCAGCCGGTCGAACTAATACCCGCCAACTTCGTATACATCGACGTGCCGGTGGCGCCATCGGAGCGCAGGAACACGCTGCTAGGACCGGCAGTAACAACGCCTTCGGGGCTCCCGGAGCCAGCGATGATGTTCGAGAACACGCCCGGCTTGTCGATCTGTCCCACACCGAAGAGAGCGTCCACCGCGATCTGCGGGTTCGTCACCTTCATCGTGTTGTACTCGCGCGCATTCAGCACGAGCAGCGTCCACGCGATGCCGTCGGCGCCGGTGACCGTGCCGCTGGTATGCGTCGGCTCGACCGACGCGGTACCACCGACGTTGCTGCAGCGATAGCTGTTGCCGCCGCTGGTATAATTCACTGACCCATAAATAACGGTCTCGCCGTTCGTCCACGGGCTGAAATGCCGGATTACGCCGCCGACATCGTACCGGAGACCGACAGCGGCAGTGATGCTCGCGTGGCGGCTGTACTCGCGCGTGATCACGCTGTTGTAGTTGTTGACCGTGGTGTCATTGACGTGGGTGCCCGTGACGGAGCGGTCGTCCGAGTTCGGACCGATCCCACATCCCGTCGGCTCGCGGAAGGCGTTGCTCCACGAGTTGACATACTGCCACGACACGCCACCATCCGACTGCGTTCCTGACGTCCATGTCGGTGGCGTCAACCCCGAGGTCCCCCCGGCTGCGGTGAAATAGATGTTGACGCCGTTCGAGCAGTATTCGCCAGCGGTAAACACCGTCGAGGAAGCCCAAAGCGCGTAGTTGCTCGTGCCGTTGAGATAGATGCCCCAGTGCTGCGTCGGAGACACCTGATCGTCATCCGTGGTGTTGCCGACCACCGTGTTGTTCTGGCCGTTGCCTCCGAACGCACTCTGGACCGCGATACCGGCATAGACGGAGCCGCCCTGTCCGTTGCTGATGCAGACGTTGCTCGTTACGGTGTTGTGCGACCCATAGACACCGATGCCATGAAACGCGCACTTACGGCAGACGTTGCCCACCACCGCGTTCCACTGGCCAGTGATCGAGATACCGTTGTCGCCCGTCCCCTCGGCGTGGTTGCCGATGATCCGGTTGTCGTGACAGTCGTACTTGAGCCCGATCAACTCGATCGCGTTGAGGGTGGTGTAATTGCCTTGGATCAGGTTGTGGTTGGCGCCATTTTCGAGGAAGACGCCGAAGCCCCCACCATTCACGATCTGGTTGTTGGCGATCAGGTTATCCGCGACACCATCCAGCGTGATGCTACGCCCAAGACTGTTGGTGACCGTATTCTCTTTGATCACGCACTGGGTCGAACCGCTTTGGAGATTGATCTCGCCCTTCGGATTGAGGAACGAGCAGCCGGACACCTCGCACCCGGTGGCGCCGGTGAGGAGGGCAGCGAAGCCACTGGTCCCCGGCGTCGTGGTCATATCGAACAAGATGCCCTTACAGCGTGCACCGGCGACCGAGGACATGACGAAAGCACGGAAATTCCCCGGCACGATGGTCGTCGCGCCGCGCCCGTCGAGCGTCACATCGGCCGGGAAGACCAGTGGCTGGCTGATCGTATAGACGCCTGTCAACGCCACGATGCCGCCGACCGGAGCCAGCGCGTTCATCGCCGCCTGAATGGTCGTCCAGTCGTCGCTTCCTGATGGCGGAATAATGCCAGACCCACCCCCGCCGGCCGGGCCGGTCGGGCCGATAATCGACAACATCAATTGTGCGTTACCGGAAACAACCACCGTGCCGCCATTGGTCGCGATGGTAAACTGAATGTGATCGGTCTTGATCTGACCGTAGGACGTCGTCTGTACGAGCACGACGTTGAAGACGTCCCCAAGCGTCCCGTTGGCCAGATAGAACTCGAACGCCCGGTTCTCGGCCCCGGGAAGCACCGCGACCGCGTTCACAGTGGCGGTCCCGCTGTCGACCGTCGCCTGCACGCCGCTCAGCGTCTCACTGTCACGCAGCCAGCCATCGCAGTCGACGCGATAGCGCCGACGCTCTCCGACGTTCTGTGTGACCGTGCGCAGTAGCATGTTAACTCCGTGGCGGGCGCTGGATCACACGCGTAAGAGGTGGCCGCGGCAGTAAGCGTGCAATCGGCGGTCGCATAATGCGTCGTGGAAGCGGTGGTCGAACGATCCGTACTGTGGCTGTTTCTGACACAACATCCTCACTGAATAATTATCGAGCGAGCACGAAAAATAGGCGGTGGCGTCACACCGTCAGTGAGCGATACAGCCAACGCGCTCCACCGTCCGACGGTCGAGCCGCCCTCCGCAGTGGTAGTCGTCGGGCCGCTCTGAACTGCATAGTAGAGCCCGAAGTCCGAGCGGTCGGAGCCCACGGCGGGCTCCTGCGGATTATCCGCTAGGAAGACATAGCCGGTACCGGCTTGATCCCACGTATGCTGAACCGTTGACCCCACCGCGAGAAGGATCAGATCGTTGACGTTGGAGAGGATTACCGGGGAGGCGGTCGCCTGTGAGGCGCTGTTCGTAGGGTTCTGACCCGTCGCCGTGCTTTGGGGGTTCGGATCAAACGGCGCATTGATGTTGACGCCGTCGACCGCACATGTGAAAATTGAACACGTGCCCGGGGCGGCATTCCATGTCAACGTTGCCGTCGCGTTAATCGGCCCGATCGGCGCGCGGGCCCGCCACATCGTCAGGGTCACATACCGCCCGTTCGCATCAATCGGAAAGAACACATCCGTCGGCCCCTGCCATGTTAGGCCAGCCGTATCGGAAACATGCGTCGATGCAATATTTGCGAATGACGACGAACAACACATGGCAAAGAGCAAAAGAAGTTGGTTGTTCTTAGTTGTCTGGATCGGACAGGTGTACGTGAGCGCCGACCCGTTGGTGCCCCCTTTCTTCGGTCCTATAAGAGTGAAGCTCATAGGCGGATCGCTTTCAACGACACGGTGACCTGCGTGATCGCCGAACAGCTAATAACGTAGGCCGCCACGATATCGCCGGCGTTCAGGTTCTTAGACCAGCCCGGGAGCGTCGCATCTTGCATCTTGTTGCTGGACGTGATGGTGAGTGGTGCACTGCCGGTGATGCTCTCGGACGCACCGGGGATCGAAGGTGTGTTGACGTTGACATATGCCGCCTTGCGAATATCGATCACGCAACTCCCGCTCGTGTTCGCGATGATCGTCCCCTGCTGAATTTGGCAATTGCACGGCACTTCAAGATACGTCACCGAGCCGGCCGCAAGGGTCGCGTTGAAGCCATCGAGCACCCACTCAATACCCATGAGTTGCGTCGGGCCGGTCGGGCCAGTGTTGCCTGTGGCGCCCGTGATCCCGGTAGGGCCTGTGGGACCGCCGCTGGGGCCGGTCGGGCCAATCGGACCAATAAACCCGACGCCGGGGGCACCCGTCGCGCCGGTGGCGCCCGCTGGGCCCGTAGCGGCAGCGCCGGTCGATCCCGGGTTTCCGGGAGGGCCTGTATAGCCGGTCGGACCCGTCAGGCCGCGTGATCCGGTCACGCCGGTCGGGCCGGTGCCGATCGGGCCGGTGGGGCCGGTAAAGGACTGGCCTGTGGGACCGGTCGCGGCAGCGCCCGTAGCACCGGTGGGGCCGCCGCTGGGGCCGGTGGGACCGCGTGCAACGACAACCGGTTGCGCCATAATCTGGGCTGGTTCTAGCTGTTGGACTGTCATGTCAGCACACCACCGTTCCGAATTGATATTTGAAGCCGACGATCGGCGCGGTGACCACGGCTTCTATCGCCACCCACGATTTTCCGGTCGTCAACGTACCTGTCGTCGCCCACGTCGCTGCATCGGTCGAGCCGATGACGCCCTGTGTCGCCGTCCCTCCACCAATACAGATGAAATATTTAAGAAGCCCTGCTGAATAGGTGATGCTGAACCCTTGGGGGGACGCACCATCATTCATAGCGTGGGTCGTCCACGTCGAGCCGTCGGCAGAGGCAGGTGCGACCGCCCCCTGCATGGCGACGATGAAGCCGCCCGCACCAACGATGGCGCACATATCGTGGTGGTTACCAGTGTTAAGCGGTGCGTTCGACGAGTGGGCAGTCCATGTCGTGCCATCCGGCGACGTCGCGCTCTTGTTCGTGCTGAAACACGACGTACAGAATAGCGCGAGCACCGGGTCCCATGCCAACGCCTGCAGGGACGTCATTGGGGGCGTCACGAGGCTCCACGACGTACCGTTGGTCGATGTCGCAAGCTGGTGGGTGCCAGAATTCGACATCGCAACAAGGACGCCCTGTGAGGGCGACCATGCGAGCTTCTGCCACGTATTCTGCTCACCGATCGCGTGCGCGGTCCACGCGAGCCCATCAGTTGAGATCGCAGAGTTGCTCGCCTGTCCGGTGTTGTTGCTCACCGCGACAAACGCACTCAGCGCATCAATCCAGATAACCGTACACCATCCGATCGTGCCATTGATCGCGGCGGATGAATACGTCCACGTCACACCATCTGATGACACGGCAGTATGGCCGTTCGTCGCGTTGACGGCGCACCACTGCCCAAGCGTGTCGGAGTAACACATGTCCGACCAGCCGGACGATGCGTTTCCGTTGAGGCCAGTGTTCGTTGTCCACGTCGACCCGTCCGGCGTCGTCGCCGTGGTGCCATCGGATGCGAGGATGGTAACTGCGGTCGTCATTTTACGACCTCAGAACTTTGAGGCCCACCGTGCAGCGTGTGATTGTCGCGGCGCTGGTCACGTTGAACCCGAGCACCGTCCCGGCCGCGACCGCCGTGGTCCATCCCGAGAGAGTTGCGTCCTGCGCCTTTTCGGCCGACGAGATCGTCAGGGGCGCGCTCGCGCTGATTTTGTCCGCGGTTGCCGGGTGCGTCGGCGGCGCGAACGCCGAATAAGTACACGCATCGATCTCAACGACGATCGACCCGCTCTGATCGGCAAGGAGGGTTCCCTGCTGGATCGTACAGGCGAAATCGACTATCAGGTATCCTTTGATACCGGTCGTGATCGCTGAGCCGCCGCCGTCGATGACGAACTGCAGACCGGCGACCTGCGCAGGGCCGGTTGCGCCAGTCGGCCCGGTGCCTCCAAGCCCGGTCGGGCCGGTGGGGCCCCCCGATGGCCCGGTGTTACCGGTGGGCCCGGTGACGGTCGAGGCGGGGCCGGTTGGACCCGTCCCCAGCGGGCCAGTCCAGCCCGTATAGCCGGTCACGCCCTGCGGGCCGGTTGCGCCAGCGCCGGTGGGGCCAGTGTTGCCGGTGGGACCCGTGAGAGTCCCCGTCGGGCCGGTGGGACCAAACCCTGTCGGACCGGTGGGACCCGTGAGGGTCCCCGTCGGGCCGGTCGGGCCGGGCACGGAGGGGCCGGTGTTGCCGGTCGGGCCGGTGATGCTGCTGGCGGGACCCGTCGCCCCGAGCCCTGTCGGGCCGGTGGGGCCGGTCGCCGCGGCGCCGGTTGCGCCTGTCGGCCCGGTAAAGGACGCGCCTGTGGGGCCGCCGGCGGGGCCGGTGGGACCAAGGACGACGACAACCGGCTGAGCCGCGATAGTCGCCGGGGAATTTTCGGAGACAGCCATCAATCCTCCGTGACGCCTTGGCGCACAAACACGTGGCCGGTCATCAACTGCACGCGGATCGCCGGCGAGGACCCATCGAACATGATCAGGTCATAGACATACTGGCCGACCGGCAGATCGGTATCGATCGTGGTGTCCGGCACATTCATGTGAAGCACACGCTGCACCAGATCGTCGACGACGATGGTGCCGCCGGCGGACGTGAAAGTCGCCAGCGGGGTTGTGTCGTTGTGGCTCGCCTTGATTTCGAGCTTGAACGATTGCCCGGTAAAGTCCCACGACGTGTCGCCCACGACGCCGAACTGAAACGCGTCGCTCCATGTCGCGTTGTTCGGGATCACGATGTCGACGAGAGCCGCCGTTGCGCCGCGAAGCTGGGTCATCAGAATGTCCTCTCGTTGCCAGTCGCGCCGCCACTGGGGACACCACCCTGTTGCGTGCGGGTGCGGAAGCCCTGCGGGAAGGCCCACGCCTGCGACCCGTTCGTATTCGCGCGCAGCTTAGAGACGCGCGCTCGTGCGATCGCATCCCGGAAGCGTTTGAGGTGATAAACGCCCTTGGTCTCGTTCGAGTAGGCGCGCTGCGGCGTCGAGTACATTTTCCCAAGCAGCCCATCGAGCAGCCCGACATGCCAGATCGGCAGAAGCCAGTCGGGGCCGACCGGGATGTCCTCTTTGGTGAGCGGCAGGTAGACGTTCTTCACGAACGTCGCAGTGAACATCTGGACACTGTTGGCGGGATAGGCGAGCGTCACCGTCCCGATGTCGTACATGAGGGCCGGCTGGGGGAAGCCGCCGCTATCCACGACGATGGCGAGCCGGACGATCTGGCCCTCCGTCACCTGCAGGGGATAAACCCGCGTGACGTTGTCACCAATGGTCGGGAACTGCACGTCCTCCGTCCACGCCGAGCTATCGTTCAGGAACTCGGAGAGCACGTCATACAGTTCGTTCTTGAGCGCGCCGCTCGACGCGCCCGTCAGCTTCGAGGCGGCCTGCGTCAGCAACTGTTCATAGTCCTGTTTATTGATCATGGCTGCGGTGCTGCCTGTGCGATGGCCGGTCGAGTGCCAGTGAAGATATCGTTGAAAGTCTTGAGGAAGATCGCGGCGCGGACATCTTGGATGTCCTCCTGATCGCGTTCGAGCGCGAAGCCGACGAGCCCGTGCAGGATGCCGAGCCGGAACTGCTCCTCCATGAACACGGGTTGACTGAGGTTCTGCTGGAACGTCTGCACGAGTGGATCGCCCGGCCGGCGCCGGCGGAACAAGAAGACGTCGGGCCGGATGCGTCGGGCCTCGAACATCGTGACGTTGAAGGCCGAGAGCAGCGACGGATCATCGTAACGATACGGCTGGATCAGGTCCTGCAGGAGGACCCGGGCGTCGTTGATGTAGTCGGTGATCGTTTCGAGTTCACTGGCCATCGAAGTCTCCGCAGATGGCCCGAACCCTATGGATTACGCGTTAAGGAACGGATAACGCATCAGGCTTCCCCTTCGGAGAGGGGGAGCGCCGCGAGTGCCTTGAGGACAGCAAGCCAGAGGGCTTCGGTCGTGTATTGGAGCCGCATCCGACCACCATCCGTCGTGACATCGATCCCGTAGTTGCCGTCCCACTTCCACGCGTAGAGCCCGCGGTAGGTGGAGCGCCTGATCTCCGCGTGGAGGACGTCCCCGAACCACACGCGGATGGCATCGAAGACGACCTCGGCGCGGACGGGGGGCATCAGTAGCTTCCAAAACCGTCCACTTCGAGCGAGGACGCGCCAGTGTAAGTGCCGACGACGATATATTTGATCCGCCAGTAGCGGCCCAAGAAACCCGCCTTTGCAGTCCCGGCGCCGAGCGCGCCGTCGGTAAGGGTGCCGGTCTGCGACGATCCCGGAGGGCCAATCGACCAAAACTGGTTACCGGCAGACGTGGTGATCTGCGAAAATGCAACGCTGTCGAAAAACGTCACCCCATCGAGCGACGTCTGGATATAGACGTTGATCGAGGTGCCGCCGGCCCCATACAGGAATTTCAAGAAGAACGAAATCAACTTGGGGCACTTACCCCCTGCATCCCAGACGGGCGATACATAGGTGCCGGCGGCGGGGATAGTCGTCTGCGGGAGAACAGCGGTCATGGGACGCTCCAATGAAAAGGCCCCGAAGTGTTACCTCCGGGGCCTTAATTTTCACTTAGCGACCAGCCTTAGCTGTTCGGGGTAACCTGTGCCTGAACCAGCGCCTTGCCGTCGACGACCTGATAGCCGTAGACCTGCAGGCCGCGCAGGATTTGGCCGAAGGTCAGTTCGGACCGCAGGGTTTCCACCTTGCTGATCTGGCTGGCGAACGTCAGGCCGTGCGCGTGGCCCGCGAAGATCGGCCACTCACCGGCGTTGAAGTTCGTGCTGTCGGACGAGTTGTTCGGCAGCAGGTTGCTGATGTAGATGGTGAACCGGTCCACCATGCCCAGCCGGCCGTTGCGCAGCATCGAGACGCTGTCGCCCGACAGGTAAGCCTGACGGAGTTCGGACTGCTTGATCATGCGGCCCGCCCAAGACGGCATCACGACCCAGCGCCCGACTTCCGGGATGTTCTGCTCGTCGAGCACCTGACCCATACGCATCAGGACGTCGAGCAGTTCGATGTCACCCACGCCCGGGTTCTTGGAGACCACCGAGAGGGGGGTGCCCTTGACGCCGAGATTGATGTTGCCGGTGACGGCACCGGCCGCGGTTCCCTTGTTCGCCGCAACCATCTGGCCGACGATACCGTCGAGGACATCGCTGTCCACGGTGATCTTCAACTGCTGGGCCGCGTCGTCCGACCACATGGAGAGGACGTTCAGATCGCTCTGAATTTCCATCACGTCGTCGAGGATCAGGGAGAAGTACTTGCCGTTGCCGATGTACAACTCCACGGTGCCGCCCGTCGGACGATCGAGGCCCAAGAGCCCGTCCGAGGAGTAGTTGTGGATGCTGATGGTCGGCTTCGTACGGATTTTGACGCGGTCGCCCTTGTTCTTGATCTCACCTTCGTAGTCGGTGTTGGAGATCGCGGCGAGGACGGTGGACGCGTAGAATTTCTCCACGAGCTTACCGGACCAAATCTCCGGGATAAAACCCGTCGATTGGAGGTTGTTGCCCGAGGAGCCGGTTGGGTAGATCAAGGGGCTCGACCCAGAGGTTGCGCCGGGAAAACCTGCTGAAGGAATGGACATTTACGTTACTCCTGCCCCTGCGGGGCGCTTAATTGCCGAAGACAAGCCAAGACGCCGTGGTGGATGCGCCACCAGCGTTCAACTTGGCGGATGAAGTCGTGACGTCGAAGGAGAAGGCATCAGGTGCGGGACTACCGAAGCCGCCCATAACCAAACCAAGGGTCGCGTTCGGGAACGCGGGCCAACTCACCGAAACATCTGTTCCAGCGGGTAAAGACACGGTGCCTCCGAAGAAGATCAAACCTGCGGGGGCCGAAGCGCCCGTAGGTCCTTGCGAACCTGTCGCCCCGGCTACGCCAGTCGGACCCGTCACACCCACACCGGCTTCGCCGGTCGGACCTGTCGAACCCACACCAGCAGAGCCAGCGGAGCCGGTAGGACCTGTGGGACCTGTGAAGTTTGGACCGGGCATAGAAAGAGCCCCTTCTTACGTTGGGGCTCTGGTGTCGTGCGGATGCAGACGAGCCCCGGGTTACCGGACACGCCCCTCACGTTGCGCGACGGTCAAATCAGCCTCGAATTGCGCTGCCTGTGCCTCTCGGCCGGCATAAAATCCGCGGCGCTTGTCGTCGTAGAACTTCGTGATCTGAGCGCGAGTGATGAATGGCTTGTCTGCGGGCATCGCGGTGTCACCGCTTGCCGGCTTCGCCTTGCCGGGGGCTGCGAGCGTTTGCAGGTCCACCGCTGCGGTACGAGGAGTAGGCAGATCAGCCTGCTGCTCACCTTGCGGGGTCTGAACCGTCTGACCCGTGGCACGGACTTCCCCTACGAAGTCCCGGAAGAGAGCGATCACGCGAGGGGCGTCTGCCGCTGCGTAGGCCGTTCTCAACATGTCCCTTCGTATCTGCCCAGTGTAAATATTCGGTAAAGCGAGCCATGTGAGGAATTGCTGGCTCTTATTGATGGCCGCCCAGTCCGGGACAGCCTGCGTCAGCGCGCTTCGCAATTCCTTCTGACCTGTTGAAGTTACTTGCTTTTTGAGGTTCTGGTTCTCGGTCCGCAGGCTCTCGATCTCCGGTCCGATCGTCTCCATGGCGGCGCGTTTCGCGACATCGATCAGGTCGTCGCCATAGGTCTCGCGATCCTGATCCGTGATCAACTTTTTGTGAACCTGAGTGTGGTCCTGAGCCACCGGTTTGCTTGAAGTCGGCTGTAGCAGCGCCTGCGTTCGGGTCAATTCATCGGCAAGCTCCTGCATTTGCTGGCGATCTGCCCCGCTCTGGCGCACCTGCGCGTCATAGCGCCCCTTCATCGACAAGAACCGATGACGCCACTCGGACGCCGAGATACCCTCGTCGTCGGTCGAAACGCCCGGCTTGGTGGGGTCCGGCTGCTGGGTCTGGGGATGCGTCTGCGCGGCGGCGCGAGCGGCTTCCGCGCGGGCGGCCTCTTCTGCCGCGGCGGCGGCATCGCCGGGCTGGGCGGCCGGCGTAGCGTGGGTGTGTTCTGGCTGGGCTGGCTGCGGCAGGTCCTCCTTGTAGACCTGCTTGTGGAGCGCGTCGGCGGCGTTCGCCTGCTGCTTGACGTGGTCTGGGATACGGACGTTCGGGTCCACCGAGAAGTCAGTAAGTCCTTTTCCGTCAGATAGTTGGTCGTTGGCGGCCATGGGTAGCACTCCAAATTAACGTGGGGGTGGGTCTCGGGTGAGGTGGCACTCTTGGAACAGCCGCAGGAGCGCCAGCATCTGCTGGGCTCGACCTTGGCAGCGGAGGATTTCCTCGGACGGCGCCTGTGTTACCGCCACGGTAACTTCGGTCGCATAGCCGTCGAACGCCTGCACGAAGCGGTCCCAACTCTCGGGATCGGCGTTCTTGAGGCGTAAAGCGTAGTGTTTGATGACGTCAGTAGGGGTCAAGCAATTCCGTTTCCGCCCCACGTACCACTGCCGATACCATCGGGAGCGGGTGCAGGCTGTGCCATGGGGGTGGCTTTGCCGTAGGACTGGAACGACGCGGGACCGCCGCCGGTGGCTGCACCGGGAAGCGCGCGTTGGTTCGAGCCCTTGTTGGGTGAATTATCGAGGGTGCCCGCCTTGGAGTGTGGCTTGAGGGGCGTCATGTGCTTCTTGAACATCAGAAGCCTCCGATGTTGGAGTTGCCGCCGCTGTGCCCGAACGGGCTCGGTGGCGCCATGGGTGGGGCCTTCCCGTAGTCACGGGTGTTGCCGCCCCCCGGAGGGATCGGCTTGATGCGGGCTTGCGGGCCCCCAAGACCAGTCCCCGGCTTCGGTGGCTTGATCCCGACCGTCGGCGTCGCTCCCGGTGAGGGGACCGAACGCGGCGCGGTCGGCGTTCTGCCGCTGATGGAGGACCGGTTGACCATTAGCGAGCGCCGGTCTGTCCAGCGGTCGCGGGCACGGCGCCCTCGTAACCGAACATCTTGGTCGAGCCGCCCTTGGCGAACTTGTCGCCGGTGCTCGGACCCGGGCCGGAAGCCCCATGGTCAGTCGTACCGGAGCCCTGTCCGTGTGCGCCATCGGCCGGTGCGGTCGTGGTGCGGTCGCCCTTGCCAAACATCGGGGTGTTGCCACCCTTGGCAAAGTCGGCCTTCTTCTCGGTCTTCTTCTGGAAGCCGCCGTTCAATGAACCAGCCATCGGTGTGTCTCCAAAGTGGGAAGAAATCCCGGGGAGCATACCGATGGCTGTGCTAAAGAAACGTTAAGACGCTTTGGTGAGGAGGACGAGCCGTTCGTCCTTGTGGGTCTGCACTACTTCGGCGTGGCTGATCGACGGGAGCGCCTGCATCAGTGGCACGAGAAACTTCTCCCAGACGTCGAAGTCGGCGATCTTATAGGGACACAACTCCTCGATCGCGTAGACGCCGCCGGGGGCAAGCTGGTCCCAGAGCATCATGCAGAGCTTCGCCTGCGGCCCCGGATCGTGGACTGCGTCGTCGCAAATGAAGTCGAACGGCGGGGCGCCGAACACCTGCAGGGCGTTGTAGAGTGCGTGCGGCTCGTAGGCGTCCGCGAGCGCAGTGGTGATCCGCCACTGATCGTTGAAGATGAAGCGTGGGTCGTTGTCGATCCCATAGACAGTAGCCTGCGGGAAATACTCGCGCCATGCGAACAGGCTCGCTCCGATGACGTTGTTGGGGATGTCCCGGAAGCCGCAGATGCCGATCTCCAAGACGTTCTTGATCGCCTGCGGGCCGTCGCGGCGCCCCAGCAGGTATTTCTCGTAGGCTGGGGTGTAACCCCAGATGCCCTTGTCGGTGCCGTAGAACGTGAACAGTTCTTCAAGCGAACTCATTGTGGTCTCCGAAAGTTGTCGAACATCGAGACATTGTGATCTGCCATGTACACTTCGACCGGCAGACGGTGGCGCTTCTCGACGCGCGCCCACGTATTGACCTCCCACTCGACATTGAGCGTTTTCGCGATATGTCGTCGAGCGGCGACACGCACCGCGTAGTCGAACTGGTCAACGAGCTTCTTCGGCACCGCGATCATCGATCCGCAGAACCGCCAGCACGGATAGGAACTCTCCACCGCCGCGGGCTCACCTTGGCACCCGGGCGCATAAATCTTCTTGTCGTCGAGCCGCTGGACGAACTCATAGATCGACTGGTTGTTGACCCCGGGTAACCGGAAGATGCCGTAGTCGATCCACACCAACACGTCCGCGTCGGGGTCGTCATCCGCCGCGGCGACGAGCCACGACGACTTCTGGTGGTTGACGGCATGATAGGCCAGCGTGTTCTTCGCGGAGTTGTCGTGCTCGGACACCGTCGGGATGTAATCTAGCGAGTGGACATGCTTCCATAGCCACGTATCCTCGACGCGCATATAGAACGCCTTCTTCGGGATCGGGACGCCGCTCAGCCGCTCGCCGAGTTCGCCGTATTCCGCCGCGGTGCGCGGATGACCCGGGATCGGGACATAGCCGGTGACCAGCTTAACCCTCATAGAAGTCACTCAGCATCGCCGACACCTCGGTTGCAGCTACGCGGGCGATCCGCGCCTCGCAGTCGCGCACGCCGTAGGAGACGACGAGATCGACGCCGTTCGGGTGCGCTGCCAGCCCGGCTGCGAACTCGATCTGCCGGTCGTGGAAGCAGAACGGCACGGAGAGCCGGCGCAGCGTATGGTCCTCGCTGAGCCACACCCAGCGGTGGATATAGACACGCCGGTAATCGCCGGGGTCGATCGCCTCGTGGACGATGCCCAACCACCCATTCTTGAACTTGATTAGCGGGCTACCACCACTGATGTTGTCAACTGCCGGGAGACCCACTTTGACTGATATACCGTCGCTGGCGCGGATCGTATCAAGTCGGTCGATATAGAACAGATGGTCATCTGGGATCGGCATCCAGTTCTTCTCGCACGTCGAACCGTTCGAAAGCGCCTTCCATTCGGTGATCTCCCACCCATCGTCGAGTTGACAGAGAATTTGCTGCGGCATTCCCGACGCAAGCTGTTCGCGGATGCAGGCGGTCGCCATCCAGAACCCGCCATGGTGGAAGAGGCGCATGTCCTCCAAGCCGGTGACGAGATCGAACGCGGGCGCCGGCCGCTCCCACATGATCTCCATTTGTCCGGCCCTGTTAACGAGATCGTTGTCAAGCCGCACAAACAGGTTGATGGTGTTGATCGGGTTGGTGCCGTTGGCCTCACTCCCGTCCTTCTTGATCAGGTAGCGGCCGTCGCCGTCGATCGTGTAATTCACCGTGCGAACGATCGCGCATAAGCCGCCCGTGTCCGGGTCGTTCGCCACTGATGGGTTCATCGCGGTGTAACCCGCGGGTGGTCGCACCTCGATCAGCTTAGACGAGAACGAGGGACAGTGCGCGCTGAGCGGCTTGACGTACCAGCGCAGGTTCTGTCGCGCGCCCCAACGCACGTGTGGCGGCACCGAGGGATCGAGCGCCAAGCTATTCGCACAGGCGGCGCCGCGCTTCTTGTCCTCATCGGTCCCATAGAACCCGAGGATCGTGTACTCTTCCTTGAAGCCCCAGTTGTAGACCCAATCCGGCACGAAGAGGAGATCGTCCGGCCGCTTCGCGCCGTAACCGGCGCGAAGGAACATGAGGGCGGTCGCCTGCTGGCCGGGCTTTAAGCGATAGTGCTTGGTGAGATCGTGGAGCACTTCGGCGCGCTGCGGGCGCATACTGTAGGCCGTCAGCATGTCGGTAACGAACTGGCTCTCGACCCCTTGGTTGTTCATGCAATGGGCAAGCTTGACTTGTGCGTTATGAACCTCTTCGTCCCAGCCGCCGATCGCGATCCGCTTGCGGTAGGCGAACTCCGCGGACGCCCACTTCCCTATGTCCATGTACGAGTTGCCGAGATAGAACCATGTCCGTGGGTTCTCGGGGTCACACTCCAACTCCGCTGTCAGAAGGACGATGTCCCGTTCGGCCTTGTTCGTCCGGTTGGCGCCGTCGGCATGGTCGAGGAAGTCGACACCGGTGAGTTGTCCGGCGACCGCGATATCCAGATACTCGTGTGTGGCACCCCGGTAGAGCGCGGTCGCCTTGGTGTTGAGCAGGCGCGTGTTCGCATAGGAGACACCGCCGGCGCACTGCAGCACCGTATAAGCGGGCGCGTCTTTCCGCAGGTTAGAGAACGGCGCCGGGATGGTCGGGTCCACCCGCATTTCCATGTCGGCATCGCAGAGAAGGAAGAAGTCGGCGGGGTGGCGTCGCTGCTGCGCGCGGCCGAGAGCGAGCGCGTCGTTGCGCGCCTGCGAGAAGTCACGGAACGCCCCTTTACCGATGACGCCGGGGATCAAGCGGTCCTTGAAGAACTGCTTGATCACCTCGATCGTCTCGTCGGTCGAGCCCGTGTCGAGAATGGCGTAGTTGGAAATGTAGGGCGCAACGGAAGCGAGGCAACGCTCAATGCGCGCAGCCTCGTTCTTCACGATCATATTCAAACACAGTCGGGTCATTTTGCACGGACCTTCGGTTGGGGGTCATATTTTAGCGGCTGGGGCTCGGGCCTCCATGGGAGATTTTGAACCACGCCCCCGTCAGGCCGATGAAGATACCGGTCTGGTTGGTGCCGGTCAGGCCCGTGACGCCGGTGTAGTTGAAGCCGGTCATGCTGACCGCCCCCGTCCCGCCGTTCGCGTTCCAGATCGCACCCGCAATGCCGGGGTCGACGCTCGGCGGTTTCCACACCGTTGTGGTGTTCAGCGGGCCGTAGCGGCCGGCGTAATCGCTGGCCACGCCGGTCGGCCCGGTGACGCCGGTGGCGCCGGTGGCCGAAGCCGCACCCGTTGCACCCGGCAAGGACGAGCCGCCCGTCGGGCCGGTCTGCCCGGTCGGTCCGGTGGCGCCGGTGGTCCCGGTGTTGCCGGCAGGTCCCTGCGGACCCTGATAGCCGGTCGAGCCGGTCGGACCCGTATTCAGGATGCCGGGGCCGGTCGGGCCTACGCCCGTTGGGCCGGTCGGGCCAGTAAACGCCGCAGCGCCACCGCCCGTTGGTCCTTTGGCCCCGGTGGGGCCAAGCGGACCCGGGATGTTCTTTGCGTTGATCAGGTCGACGACTTCCTTGAGGGCCGCCGGGATACGGTTGTCGTCGTAGGTCATGTGGACGTCGGTGTCGTTCCGAACATCGGGGTCCGGTGTAACCGGGACCCCGAAGACGCTGTTTCCTACTGCCATGTCAGCCTCCTATTAACCGGCCGAGACGGTGAGGACGCCCGCGTTCACCCAGACCTGTCCGTTGGCATGCGGGTCGGAGGTCGGCGGGATGATGACGATGCCAACGGTGCCCGACGGCCCGGTCGGGCCGGTTGCTCCGGTGGGGCCAGCAGGACCTGCAGGACCGACAACGCCGGTGCCCGTCGGGCCGGTGGGGCCGGTGACGCCATTGGCGGCGCCGGTTGCGCCTGCGGCGCCCGCGGGACCAGTGGCGCCGGGCCCTGTCGGTCCGGTGACGCCCGTGATGCCCTGTACGCCGTTCGGACCCTGCGGTCCGGGGACTGAAATGTTGGTGCCGGTCGGGCCGGTGCTGCCGGCAGGGCCGGTGTTGCCCGTCGCGCCGGTGGAGGCGCCGGTCGGTCCGGCTGGGCCGGTGACGCCGGTGGGGCCGCCCACGCTGCCATTGTTGATGACGTCGACCACCTGCTTGAGGACGCTACCCAGCATGTTGCGGTCGTAGTTGCGTGAGCTAAGAATTGCCATCGAAGTCCCCTGTCAGTTTTCACTGGCCTCAGCCCCATCGGCTGAACATGCCCGCGAGAGCACCACACTCACCTTAAAAAGCTCTTAAGAGATCAGCCCACGCCCCCCGTAACCTGTTTGGCGCCGGGGCCCGGCTGGTTGCCGAGAAGATGCGTCTGGGGTCCCATCGACTTGGAAAGCGGCGAGGGCTGCGCGCCCTGCGCTTGGCTGGCTTCGCTCGACAGGTCCATGGACGGATTGTTCGTCGCGGTGACGCCCGAGGGCGGCAGCGCGCCGCTACCCGGGGGCGTGCCGATGTGTGCCGGCGGGCCTTCGCCCATCTGCTCGTGCTGCGCGAGGACGCCGGACGTCAACTCCTTGGTGATCAGCTTGACACCGGCAGCAACACCTTCTTGGACGTTCTTCTGGATCAGCGCGTCGATGTCGCCACCCTGCTGCGACTGCTGCTGTTGCTGCTTCATCATCTGGTCGATGGCGTCCTCGCTCGGGACGATGTCGTCGCCCGGCATACCGATCGTCGTCGACACACTGCGCAGCACGGTCGAGCGGCCCTTGAGCCCCATGATCTTCATGTCAGTCGGGTTGTTCGTTGCCTGCAGGAACTCGATTTGTCGCTGGCGCAGGGTCTCGCGCTGGATCGCCACGTTGACGCCCTGCACGGTGACCTTCTCCTCGCCGGTGAGTAGCCCACTCGTATCGGTCAACATCAACAGGTCGAACAGTTGGAGAAGACATTCCTCCAACACGTCACGGTCGATGTTCGCGCTCACTGTCTGCAAAATCTTCGAGGCATTCCCCATGAGCATCGCTAGGCCCGATGCGGTCCTGCCAGCACCACCACCAGCCTGCCCACCGACATACTTCGGGATCGCCGAGACGTCGTCCGCAATGCTGATGAACTCCTGATACACTTGGATCAGCGGCGCCGCGTTGTTCGCCGGCATGAAGAAGCTGATCGGCTGCTTCGTCTGGCTCTGAACGGGGTCGCTGCGGACATGCCATCGCTTCCATGGATACAGGTCCTCTCCGTTTTCCTCGGGCGCGAGCATGTCGTCGTTGACCACGACCTGTGGTCCCGACGAGATCGAGACGTTGTTTACAATCGACCGGAGGGTGGCGTTCGCGACTTCTTGTAGGTCTTGAAGCAGATCGGTGAGGCCGTTCCCGACGGGCGTGCCCGGGACTTTCTCGAAAGACGTGATGAAATAGGGATGACGCTGGCGCGGTGACGGGGAGAGGTGGGCTTTAATGACATGACTGCCCACAACCCAGATTTGAACGTGGTAATCGCGGAGTTCATCCGGGACCGCCATTCCATAATCCTGCAGCAGACGCCCTTGAACATTGCCGTTGAACTCCATCATGGAGATCATCCCGGAGCGGTTCCACGCTGGGTTCTCACGGTTTTCGAGGACGCTGCGCTCGGCGTCGGTCGTGTCCCAGTTGTCATAGAGGCCGCCTCGACCGTACTCGTCGAGCACCATCCTGATCTCGTCCTGATTGTAGCCGGGGAGATCAAGCAGATCGTTAAGCTCGGCGCGGGTGACGCGCAGCTTCTCGATCACATTGGCGTTCGCGATGTCGGCCACGCCCGGCGTGAACCAGAGGTCGAACGGCGAGACCCGGTTCCACGTCAGCGTGGGCACCTGCTGCACCGTCGGCTGGCCGCCACCTTTGCCCCATGTCACCTTCGGGCAGACCTTGACGACGGGACCCTTGATACAGGCAAACGGGAAGATCGGCAGGTCGACCAAGAACTCGGCGAGCGCGTGATAGAAGCCGCCCTGCCGCAGCATGTCCTCGATCTTGTCCTCGCTCGCGCGGGCCTGTTTGGTCGCCTTCTTCTTGGCGGCCTCCTCGGCCTGATCGAGCAGGTTGCGCTTGCGGTCCGCCATGTCGGACGGCGACGGCGGCTGGCCAAGTTGCTGGGTCACCATCTGACCCTCTTGCTGGATCAACTGGTCGATCTGCGCCTTGACGTCGTCCGGGATGTCGGGGTCCGCCGGCGCTTGGAGCGCCCACGGCTGGTCCTGCCCGAGGTAGATGTCCCGCAACAACGACGACGCCGCGCGGCACTTCTGCGCGATCATGCGCGCGTAGACCGTCGAGCCGCCCATCTTGGTGATCTCGACGAGCTTGGTCGGATCGTACTGACCGTTGAATGTGCGCAACGCCGCGAGCATCCGATTGGACCAGCCCGCCTGCGTGTTGCGGTGGTTTCGGAAAATCTCGAACTGTGCTTTCACATACCCGGCGAGTTCCGGGTACTGCGTGATGTTGCTCTGAGCGGCATCCTGAACCTGCGCCTTCTGTGTCGCGGCAGTCTGTAGCTGCTGCTCCAACTGAGCCGGCGCGGTAAACTGGATTACGCCCTCCTGTCCAAGATTGGCCATCGGTGGTTCCACGTTTGCGCCCGCGGAACATAGCCGTGCCCCCCTAAAGAACTTCTTAACGCCATACCCGTAGCAATGGTGGGACGAAAGGGGCACCACCAATGGACCAGCACGGCGCGTTCACCTACTGGCTCGGCAACGGCACGGCGGCAGCGGCGATCGTTGGCACATTGCTCGGCTGGGCTCCCGCAATCGCCGCCGTCATCGCCGGCGGCTGGTACCTTCTACAGATGTACGAGAGCAAGACCGTGCAAGGATACGTGCGGGACCGCCGCATCCGCAGGTTGGCGCGGCTGAAAGCCTCAGCGATTATGTTGGAGGCGAAGCTCAAGCACGCCGAGACCCCGCTGCCGCCCGAGTTCACAACCCCGTCGCACTAAGTCCAGCCCAGCGCCGATACCCGCTCGCGCTTCTTTCCGCGCGGGCGTAGTCGTCTGGTGATCTCCGGGACGACGCCGCCATGCACCACGAGCGAAACGTACTGCAGGTCGTCAGCGACGTGCGAGAAGCCCTCCGCGTCGTTCTTGTCGGGGACAGTGCGCAAGGCCCCCTGCTTCGTTTTCGTAAAACGATAGCCGCCAGCCATAGCGCGACACAAGAACGGGCACCCGCGTCTCGATATCATTAATGTAGGTCCACCGTTCGTCTGACGCGTGAGTAGGGCCTCCACAGCGCGCAACCTCGGCTCGATATCGTTCGTTGGTGCTGGAAAAGCCGGCAGGCCAAGCCTCGCCAGCGCGTCGAAGCAACTCTCTTCCGAGACGTTGCCCTTCGCAACACCAGACGGATCGCCCACAACGGCAACGCGGTAGCCAAGATATCGGTTCGACAAAAGGGCCGGGCGCAGGCTCTGATTGATGTGTTTCTCCAAACCAACGTTGGTACCGGGCACTTCCTGCAGCACCAAGAGGCGTCCCATATGATCCATCTGACAGATAAGTGACCATGGATTTCTCCCGAAGTCTTGACCAACCAGCAGCGGGTAGCCGGGGATCGGCATGACGTCATCGACTATGTGAAAATCTGTACGAAACGAGTTCTTGAACACAGCGGCGCCGCTGGGGTCGTCGCCGTACTGGGCCTTGACGTAGCGGCGGACCCAGTCGCTGTCCTCGCCGTACATTTCGACGAATCGCTCGTAATACTTGCGCCCCTGCGCAAGTCGCGCCGGGTGATCCACAGGGAGCGACATCGACGCTTCATTTTGCACCAACCAGTTCAGGTTCTCGGCGTTCGGCGCGAGCCCGCTCGGCTGTCGGAAGATCGACCAATTCGGCCGCGGGTTCTCCATGAATTCATGCCACGGCGTCATTTCTGTCGGGAAGTTCGTATCAGCCACGAGGCCGTACCACGAAGGAGTACCGTCGTCACCAGAAGGATAACGACCGAGACGCCCAGAGATAGGACCAATAACATCGAGGTCCATTTCAATGCACTCTGACAGCCACGCGCCAGTAAGCTGCATAGACAGCAGACGCGACTGGTCCTCAGCATTTTCCAGCGGGATGAACACCCATTCGGATCGCACATTGTCGAACTCCAAATGGAAGGTGTTCTCGGAGACCTTCCAGTTGCCGAAGCCGCGGAGCCACTGCTGGCAATCCTTGAGCACGGTGTCTTTCAATTGCTTTAACGTCTGCCGCACAATCGCGTGGCGGGTGTGCCGGATGCCGTCCTTGCCGGGCGCCTGCACCGAGGAGCGTTTCAGCAACTCGATGACACACGCGGTCGTCTTGCCGGAACCGACCGGCCCGGCAATGAGCCGCCCGAAGGCTTCTGACTTCATAAACCGCGCGCAGGTGGGGGGAGCCGTGTAGTTCAGTTCAGCCATAAATCACTTCCACTGTAGCCACGCCACGTTCTCGCGGGCGACCTTGCGACCTTCCAGCAAGACTTCCCAGCGGGCGGTGATGCCGTGCTCGGGATGCACGAAGAACAGTGCCTGCGAGGGGCGCGAGAACGGGGCGCGCAGCTTGAGCTTGGCGTACTCGTCGTAGCCCTTGAGGGCGCCGTTGACGATAACGCTCGGCAACCAGAGCATCTGGTGATAGTGCCCCATCAGCAAGTGGTCGAAGTCCGCGCCGATAGCCGCCTCGCTGCGGCCGACCTTGAACGTGCCGCGCATGATTGGGCCGATCGCCCCAATAATTCCGTCGCCACCGGAGGTGCCGAGGCTGTCGCCGTGGGTGAGGAGGAACCGCTCGCCATACACCGAGAAATGGGCATCGGCATCGACCGGGATGTGGAACTGAATGCGCTTGTCTTTGCGGAAGTGTCGCTCCAAATTGCAGTAGATGTTCCAGTCGAACGAAGTATAAACTCTTCCCTTCATCCGCATCTTCTTGGTGGAGCGGCCGTGATTACCTACCACGCACGGCACGAATACTCGGCCGAACTTGTCGGCCATCTGCTCTAACCCTGCAGCAATCATGTCGGAGAGATCGTTGACCGCTTGGTGCGGTGTGCGATCATTCGTCTCGGCGAGTTCTTCGTGGATGTCGCCTGAGATCATGTCGCCCCCGAGACAGATCACGATGCCCGGATACTTGACGTTCGCCCGCCCCATGTGGTTCTCGCAGAGGTCGATGGTGATGTTCACCAGCCGCGTGAACCGCTCCTTTGCCACCTTGTTGTTGAAGACGTTGACGCCCCCGACTTGGTCTGGGAAGACCCGCTCTCCGTAGTGGAAGTCCGACCAGATGGTGACCGGACCGCCGCGGGCGCCGTTCTTGACGCCCTTCCCGGAGAGCCACACTGGTGGCTCTGGGGTGTGTGCCGCAAGATTGTAAATCTCCTGTCGGATTTTCTCGGCGGTGTCTTCGGCGCGCTGCAGCCCTTGGATCACGCGCTTGGTATCAAGTAACTCCGCATTCTTCTTCTTGATGATGTCCATCGCGTCTTGAAGCTGCTGCTCTACGGTTTTCTTTGCGCCGGCCATTCGTGTATCTCCAAGTTCGCTCGTGACCCTTTGGGGAGTGGGAGTATCTAAACGCCCGCTCCTTACTTTTTGGTGTCTTCCGGTATCGCTGCTCGATCGCTTGGCGCTTGGGAGACCAGTCGAAACGTCGATGCGTTTCCCGCCCCTTCGGCGATTGGTCGAAGCGCCTGCGCACGATCTTGCCCTTCGGCGTCGACTGGAATTTGGCCGACGCCAGCCGCAGATACACCTGCCGCCGATATTTCTTTAGGGGCCCCGACCACAAGCCTCTCGTCGGCCCCAAGATTGATAGTAATAGTAAATCTCTCTCCCGTGGCGACATTCCCCATGTCGCGCTCGCCGACGCCAGCGATTTTTGCAAAGAGCTTTGCCGCTTCAACGACGCCGGGCAGGCCCTCACTCTTGTTACCCATGCGGATGGCAAGATCAGGGAGCTTGTCTTCGAGGGCGGCTGCGGCTTGCGCCTTGATCCGCTCTGGGGTGGACATCGCGCTGTTCCACTCGATGACGGACGCGTAGAGCGCGGCTTTGAAGAACTCGTTGTGCTCGCGGAGGAAGTCATACTGCACCCGGTTGAGGCCGTAGTCTTTGAGGATGTCGAGTTGTGGTCGGATGTCCATGGCCAACTCGCGCGCCAGTCTCGCCAGCATCTGCGCGGTAAGCGCCGGCAGGGAGAGGAGCGCCTTCGCCGCCTGCACGCCGTCGGGGGTCAGCTTTGTTACCGTGGCGGTAACAGCGGCATCGAGGCCCGCCTGCTCCTCGGGCGCCGCCTGCGCGCGACTGAGAACAGCATAGATCGAGCCGTCGCTCGGCTCCTTCCACACTGCGTTCGGGTTGGTGAGGACCGCCGCAAAGCCGGTATCGACTGGCTCGTCCATCAGTGGACCTTGTCTTCCTTCAACGGGCATTGCTTGAGGAGACAGGCAAGCTGACGCGCGTTGCCCGTCATGTCGGCGACACTGGCGATCAGGGCACACTGCGCCTCCAACACGTGCGCCGGGTCGAGGTAGCCCTCGTCGCAGGCCGCCTTGATGTTCGTCATCAGCCAGAGCTTGGCAGCTTGAGAATACGCCTTGACGGCGGCGTCGGCGATCTGGGCGAACTCGCCGCGGGTGGTCTTGCGGTCATATGCGTCGATCAGAAGCAGCATGGCCCCGGTCTGCAACCGCGCGATCGTCTGCGGGGAGACCTCGGTGGACAGTGCTTCGACCATGAACTCTTCGTCGACAACCGGGTCGGCGGGCATCAGGCATTTCCTCCACCAGTGGCAAGGGCCGTAAGCATCACAAGCGCAGCCTCGCGGTGCACCGGGTCCATACGGTATCCAACCCCCCACACGGTGAGGATGTCGAAATTGAAAGGTTTCAGCTTTTTACGGAGATGGCAGACCATGACATCGACCATCTTCTGGTCGGTCGGCTCCTTGTTCGTCCCATACATCAGCCGCGTGTGTTCGATCACGTCGTGCAAGGTTTGTTTGGAGACTTGCTGGCGCTTGAGGACGGCGGTCAGCAGGGCGGATTGGAGGCGGGTAGTTTTGAATTTCACGGAGCAGAGAAACTTGACCTGCTCCTCGTCGTTCAAGATATTGTGATCCGATTGTGATCGGTTCGCGCGTGGCGATCCCGGTGGCCAGTCGTCCTTGGGGATGTCGACGATACGCCCTTCGAGCAGCGCGGTGGTCAGTATCTCGTAGACGTCCGACCCTGCTACCCTGATCGCCCGGGCGATCGCCCGAACTGGGATGCCCTCGTCAGCAAGGCGGATGGCGATGTCTTCTGGTGATGCGGCGACAGGCTGGACGTCTGCTAACATGTGATGCGGCTCCCACTGACCGGAGGGGAGCATAAGTTAATTTTCTCGGAACTGTCAAGCGGGTGATCAAAATAGCTCACACGAGGGGAAGTAGGCTCGCCACCTTCTGACCCCCATCGGTAGGCGTCCGTGCAAACGCCGGAAGACGGCAGCGAGCCCGACGATGACACTATCGTGATGGCGTTAACGAACCCCAAACGCCGATGGCCCCGAAGCATTACCCTCGGGGCCACCTTGCGTCATGTTTCGGTGAGTATCGTTACGCCGCCGGTGGAGTGGGGGGCGCCGGCGGTGCAAGCGCAGTCTCTGCCGCTGTCGAGCTTGTGTCAAGCGTCCCGGCGAGCGCATCGAGAGCGGTCTGGTCGGCCGCTGCCTGTGCCGGGTTCGGGAGTGCCGCCACGAGCTTGGCGACATCGCCGTCGACGCGAGCGACGGCGGCATTGATCTTGGTGAAATCGAGAGCCATGGCGTGTTGTCCTCTGAGCAGGTGGTGAAGCAGTTGGCGATCGGTGACGTATTGCAGCTTACCGTGGAACAGAAGCTCCTCGGTTTCTCTGATCCAGTCCATCATGACGGCATATCCTTAAGCGAGAGTTAGCGGCGGCGGGGCGGCTTCTTATCGTAAAGGTGTTCCGCGACGAGCAACGCGCCGGCGACAAGCACGGCAACGAGGATCATGCGCGCGGCCTCCACGGCCAGTACGAACGGAATATCGTTCATCATGTGTCCTTTGGTCGCGGGAACCGCGCTATCACCTTGCCACGCACGAGGCAGCGCCGCAGCCGCGTTGCCATCTGGGAACAGTCGTCCCCGCCGTCGTTGAAAGCGATGCTCGATGCCGTGGTGATGGTGGTCGGCGTGACGTCGAGCACGAACCCGACAGTCTCGCAGATGGAGTGCGGCACCAACTCCTCCTTGATCTTATTGATCTCCTTCCACCCCATCGAGGAATAGCTGCAGTGGTCGTCCCAGCGCATGTAGACGAGATCACCGACCTTCGGATTGAACTTCATGCCGCCACCGGCTTGGCCATGGACCCGAGGTGCGTACGGCCGATCATGGTGGTGGCGCGCTGCTCCTGCATCGGGGGCAGGTGCTGGGTGGCATGCGGCTGGCGGCAGATACCGTCAGGGTCGAGCGGGTCGCCGCACTTGTTGCAGTGGGTGGGGTTCGATGGGCGCACGGGATCGCTGCCGCGGTGAGCTACGTGTTGCATTTCAGTTGCTCCCCCCGATGGAAGAGACCGAGGCTGTCATTGGCGGATCGTCGGCAGCGCTCGCGGCCTTGGTGGCGGCGATCTGTTTGTCGCGCTCGATCACCTGCCGCTTGGTCAGCGGCCCCTCGCTGATGCGGGTAATCATCAGGTGGTCGTGGATGTTGAAATAGACGTCGCCGCCCGGCAGCACGAACTGCGGCTTCTGCGTCTCCCATTTGCCGGTGCCCGCGGACAGGTCGCCGACATAGGCGCGGGTGACGACTTTGACTTTCCAGTTGGCGTAAAGCCCGACGGTGACACGGACGGAAGTAGTCATGGGGACGGCTCCAAGGGATGCGATCTCACCGGCGCCCTGTACATCCGAGGGCTCTCCCGTGAGACCGTGGGGGTCAGGGAAACATCACCTTGTCACCTTAATAAAGGGTTAAAATGGGTTTTTGGCTCCTAGGTATTTCCGGGGCGGGTCTCGCGCAGCGAGACGGGGGGCGCCCGTCCATGCTACCGGGGGGCGCGCGAAAGCCCCCGACGGGGCGAACCCGTCGGGGGATCAGGTCAGGAACTGGTTAGCAAGGTGTTACTTCGCGGGTTTCTCGTAGGCCGAGTTGGGAACTGTCACATTCAGGGACACTCCCACATTGCCGAAGCGGGTAAAGCCACGGGTGGATGCCACGGTGAACGACTTGCCAGAGGCTGACTTGGGCGCATTCTTGCACGCCTCAGGCGACACGTCGATTTCGAGGAACAGCTTGCCGTCTTTGATGGTGCCGTTGATATTGGACATGATGTAGACCTTTCAGGGTGAAGAGGCGGCCGCCAATCGGCCGGCTCACACTCGCCGCGTCGAACGGCCTGCAAGGTGGTAGCGCTCGACAGTTACACTGCCCTAGGCTAAAAACTGAGCGATTAAGCCATGCGCTCTAAACACGTCTAAAATGTCCAATAAGTGTCCAATCTGGTTTGGACACTTCTTTGTGAGAGATTTCAACCACTTAACCCCTAAAAGGCATAAGTGTCCAGTTTTTTTGAAAACAAGACCCCCTACGTAGCACCTTCCTACCCCCTACCCCTCCCCCCCCCTCCAATACTTCTTTAACCTTTGGCAGAAAATCGTCCGGCAGAAAAATATCTGTCTTTGTAAATAGTATTATTAGGAGAACAAAACATAAACACAGCTACTATTAGTGGTATGGCCTCGAAAAAGGTGAAAAGGTTAAAATTCTATTCGGGTAGGGGGGAGGGGTGGGGGGTAGGTAAGCCCGAGGTAGGGTCATTTGTTTTCAAAAAGTTGGACACTTGGACACTTATATACCATTTTACCACAACGCACTTGCACCATCACGTCCCCGTTACCTGAGCTACGCTCCCAGCACATAGTGCCCACGACCTCAATAAGTGTCCACCGCAAATTACGCTATACCTCGATACCACATGGCTGGCGCTCTCCGAGCCGCGCTCTGCCGCTCTCCGTCGCTCGATAGCGGTATCATGATATAGCAGATTATCGCGTGGACACTTTCGCGACCATTGGACACTTATCGACCTAGCCACCCCTCATGGGGGCGTTCGGCCCGGCGGGATCGGCGCGCCGCGATCGGCCCGCCGCGTTACCGCTGCGGTAACGGAACCCCTCCCGACTTGAAAGGTCACAAGCTACCATGACGAAGATCAATCACCGCTCGAACTCGCTGCACCCGGCGCGGCGCACCGCCGCTGCCTACGACAGCCTTGAATTGGCCACGTTGGCTTGGCTCGATGCCAGCAGGCACATCGCCACATCCCGCAATGCAGCGCCCACCCTGTCACTACGGTCTTTCCCCATGCCGTCCATCCCCTTCAGAGAAGGCGCAGACGTGATCCAGCCGGTGCGCAAGTATCCGGCAGCGCCAGCCTTCGGGCGCCGTGGAGCGCCTCGCCAGTTCGCTTGCAGCATGAACTGCGGCTCGCCGGCCTGTGTGAGCGGCTGCACCCGGCAGAACGGAGGGTCACGTTAATGGCACTGGCAAACGACGAAGGGCCGATCCGGAGCGTGGTCGGCAAGACTATCCAGTCGGCAGTGGCGGCTCTTGATGTGAGTGGCTATGGCTTTGTCCATCTGACCTTCACGGACGGTACGTCGCTGACCGTGGAGGAACTCGGGCAGTGCGGCGAGATCAGGTACTGGATCGGGGAGGATGCGTGATGGAGAAAGGCACGTTCAGCGATCCGAAGTGCGCGCGTTGCCGCGCCTTCCCGGTGTCCGTCATCCGGGAAGGCCGCGACGTGTTCATCACTGTGCGCTATGACATAGGCGGCCAAGATGAAGCCGCACGATATGCATCGCTGACCGACGACGAAGCGCTGGCAAGCCTGTGGTGGCGAGCATGATGGAGGTGCTGTGATGCGTGGCCGTCCGAAAGCAGCCGCTACCATGCGGCACACCGCAATCGTATTGCCAGAAACCTTGCTAACTCGGCTTAAGGAGGCTGGGGCGGCAAGTGGTCGTGGGTTCAGTGGCGAGGTGCGTCACCGCCTGATTGCGAGCCTTGAACAAGGTGACGTGGTAGATCGACCGCGGCTTGCTCCTGCGCAACGGGACTACGTGGTCAACATCGTCAAGGAAATGGTGGAGGGCTTGCGATGATCGGGATCGCAGTGATGCTGTTAGGCATTGCCGGGCTGCTGTGGATGATCTACGGCGAGTTGTGCCTGATCCGCAAGATCATGGATCGGCAAACGGGATGGAGCGAGCCCACATGGTGGAGTGGCCCCACATGATCAACAGAGCGGTGACCATGCGGCAGTACCCTGATGACTATCCCCACGTTCGCGCCTCGTCCTATTGCGTAGGGTGCGAAGGTACGAAGGAAGCAGGGCTAGTGTTGTGCTGGCCTTGCTGGCGCGCCCTGAAACATGCTTCGCGGGTCGAGCAAGCGGCAGTGGACAACAAGCTTGATCTCCAAGAGGTGCGCCTTGCGGCGCACTTTGCCCTACAGGCGAGGTTCGCACCGATCGAAAGCCGCGAAGTGGTGGAATATGGAAAGGAGTTTTAACATGAGAGATTATCGACCAGACCAATCGGATCGCGACAATCTTAAGGTCGCGACGCTGACCGGCATTCGCATTACGGAATGCAACGACGGCATGTGGGCGTGGACTGATGGAGCCGTTGGCAATTGTGGCTTCCAGACCAAATGGGAAGCCGCGCGCGATGCACTGGCAGGAAGGAAAGGGAGTTAACATGAGAAAGCGTGAAGTGAGTAAAGTTCATCGTTGGATCGAAACCAACGTGGACCGCGATCAGGCTGCGCTGGGCTTCGTGATCGCGCTCCTATCGAGCATCACCATTGTGGTTGGTGCAGCGTTTGCGGTGAGCACATGGCTACTCGGGTAGACAACTCGGCCCACGAGCGAGCCGAGCGCAGGAAGTATTGCGGCACTTGTGGTTGTCACTACCACAACCGCTTCAATCCCGAGCGCGGCTGGCCCGAGTGTCCGCACAATCCCGAGCGCGGCTGGCCCGAGTGTCCGCACTATCACGTCAACATCGTGGAGCTTCACGATGAAGAGGCTGTGCTGGCGCACCGTGCGAAAAGGGTTTTGGCAGCGAAGTTCGCACCAAAGAAGGAGCACGCATGAGGATATTCACGCTCTCGCTCGTTGCCGTCCTAGCGCAGTTGCTGGGTGACCATGACGTTGCTGCGGGCTGCGCTATCGCGGCCATCGTGATGCTTGTGGTGTTTCCGAAGCAGGAGCGCAAGCGATGAAGAAGCATGCGCGGCTCCATGACATTGCGATGGCGCGGCGCGTCCTGCAAGAGCGTTATGAGCCGTGTCCGAAGCTGGTCGCTGTCAAAGCGCCCAACACCACGCACCACTGGCTGTTAGAAGAGTGCATCTTCTGTGGCACGACACGCCCTTCTCTTCCAGAGGGCTGGCGCGCCCCCGGGGAGTATGGACGGCGGGCCGTTCGGCGCGGCGGATGCGTTCGATTACCGCCGCGGTAACAATTCACCACCAACGAAAGGAGCGAAAGGACCATGACGAACGTTCTAACTGCACAAGACCTGATGGCTGTTGCGTCCGAATTGGGCGCAGAGGCCGGCAAGGGCACGGACACACAGATCAAGTTCATGCTCAAAGTCGTCGAGGGCGGCTATCACAACGCCATCGACTTGAAGCCAAACAAACACGGTCGCGGCGTCGATGATGCCGAGAAGCTGGCCGAGGCGTATTACAAGGCACGCACTGGCGCCAACATCTTCGACGCCAAGGCGGACAACCAGCGTAAGCTGGTCTCCTGCCTGCGCACTGGGATCAAGTTGGGGATGTGGCCCAAGGGCGGCAACGGTGAGCCGCTGGCGACCGTGAACGCCTTGATGAACATTCGGCAGAAGTTGCGGCAAGTGCCTGCCGAGGCGAAAAGGTTGCAGGACGCCACCAACACGCTCTTGAAGTATGCTCGCGAGCAACTTAGGCGTGATACGCTGATCGACGAGGAAGAACTTCGCGGGTTTTGCTTCAAACCCAACGGCAAGGAGCCGGCGACCGCAGAAGAGGTGCTTGAGAATATCCGCAAGCAACTGGATAAGCTCGTCAAGGGCAACAACCACGGTGTGCGGGATACCTCTGCCGAGGTGATCGCAGCGCGCGGCGAGTTGCAGAAAAGGTTATCTGCCATCGCCAAAGCCAAAAACCCGCAAGCGATCGCGCCATGAACTGGATATGGCCAATCGCAGCCGGCGTCGTGGTGTTCCTGTTCCTACAGATCAGCGAGCATCGCGGCTACGAGGCTGGTGTCCGCGATACCACGACAGCGTGGGCAACGGAGTTGAGCCACTTCGACTGCGTTCGCAAGACGCAGTAAGAGTTGCGGCGCGCAGGGACAGTTGGTGCAGGGCTTAAGACCTTTCACCTGCACTGACCGAGCGCGACGCAGGGCGGCGAGCATGGGCAGGCTTTCAGGGCTCCGCTCATGGCTTGCCGCCCACCCTTTCTGAGAGGTTCACACTAGCAAAGGAGCGAAGGACTATGGAGATCAATGGCAAGAAGGTAATCAATGCTACCAAACCACTCACAGTGATCGTGACAGATCATGACGTGGCACACGGTGCCACCAAAGACCCGGGCGGGTGCGCTGCGGCGCGTGCTGTCAAGCGGACAGCGAAATGCACCAAGGCTCGCGTGCATCTGGGCTGCACGTATATCGAGACGGACAAGTACTGGCTGCGCTACAAGACGCCGGATGCGGTGCGGACTGAGATCGTGGCGTTCGATCGCGGTGCTACGTTTACGCCTGACGAATACACGTTCCGCCCCATGCCGCCGTCGCACAGGAGGAAGTACGGCGTAGCACAGGGATCGGAAACCAACAAGACCAACCCCAAACGCAAGAGGACCATGGTAGCACGCGTCCGCCACCACGAAGTATCGGGTGTGCGCCACGGACTGATCCGCTGATGGCAAGGTTTTATGGAACACTACAGGGACAGCGCGGGCCGACGTCACGACTAGGGAGTGCGTCGTCCGGGCTATACGTCACTGCACAAAGCTGTAACGGCGACGTGACTGTGCAGCTATTCGCAGTGGGCGAGGAAGATCACGTCCAAATCCATGCGTGTCACCACGGCAACAACGGACATGGGACCATGCTCTACACCGGCCCCATCACACATCTTCTCGACCGAAAAGGGCACGAATTTCTGGTCGAACAAATGGCAAAGCGTGCACTAGCAAAGGAGAACGACAGTGCAAGTGACTGACATCAAGGTCGTGCTGCGGCTCGCGAAGGTGCGAGCAGAGCAGGGTACATATTCGAGCGAGGAATATGCGTCCAACCATGCCTCGATCGAGGCTGTGGAGACGTGGCTGCGTGAAGTCGGCGCTCTGCCGCCTGAGCGGGATACCCCGCTTCGCGGATCGCGATCCATCTATCGGGACGGCGCGGCAGCCACGGCAAAGGCCGTCCGCGCAAGACGAATAGCCTGACGCTCGTTCCTGCCGGGCGCGTTCGACCCGGCAGTGACGAGCGCCCATCGCGTTCGATCCCCCCACTCCACAACGAAAGGAGATCAGATGAATTTGAGCCAAGCTGAGCGTGAGGCGTTCCGACTTATTCAGTCGGGGCAGGCCGTCATGTTGTCGTCCGGTTCGGGCATCGGCAAGAGCCAAACCGTGTATCGCATGTTCGAGAAGATCAAGGCACGCGACGCTGCCAAGGGTATCTCTTGGGGTTTCGGTGTGATCTTCGCGGCCACGCAAACCCCGCCTGACCTGATCGGCTACCAGTTCAAGGGCGACCGGGAGTTCGCTATCAGCCCGACCGAGACGCGCAAGATCACGGTCACCGACCCGAGCGTGCCGCTCTGGTATATCTCGACCGAGGGCAAGCCGGCCTTCATGTACGATCGTTTCTTTCTGTTCATCGACGAGTACGGACAGGGCGAAGGCGACGTGAAGCGTGCGCTTGCTGAAATCTTCCTGAATGGCGGCACCTCGCCGTGGTATCTGCCGCCCGGCAGTGTCCGCGTCGCAGCCACCAACAAGGGCGTGCGCTACGGTGTGTCGAAAGACTTCGACTTCTGCATCGCCCGCCGCACACTCTTGGAGATCGATGGCAACATCGACGAGTTGCTGACGTATCTGGACAAGCCCTACGAGCATCAGGGTAAGCAGTGGCAAACCATGCCGGTGATCAAGGCGTGGGCTGCGACGAACCCGCAGATCGTATTCGAGAGCGAGCCCAAGGAACAGGGACCGTGGTGCAACCCACGGCAACTCTGTGCGGTCGACCGCTACCTGCAAGTCGCGTTCGATGATCAGGGCAACCAAGAAGTGGACGCGCTGGCGATCAGCACGATTGCCGGCACGATCGGGATGCCTGCCGCGCAGAGCATCGTGAACCATCTGCAGTTCCGGCTTGAACTGCCGAGCTACGCGGACATCGTGGGTGACCCGCAAGGCACGCCAGTGCCGACCCGGGCTGACCTACAGATGCTGATGGCCTACGAGTTGGCGGCGTATACGCAGCGGGCGGACCTGCCGCAGTGCATCCAGTACATCCAGCGCCTCGAAAAGGTGGCAAAGGATATGGGCGTCACGTATATCAGCGCGCTGTTGCGGCGCGACTACATGGGCTTCTTCAATGAGCCAGCCATGTCGGGCTGGATCAACAAGAATGCCGCGTTGATCAGCGTTATCGCTTCGCTGAGCAACTGAGCAGACGGTGGGCGCGTGTTTCTGGCAAGCTTCACGGCGCCCGCCGTTACCGTCACGGTAACTTGATTGGATCGCAGAATGCCCACAGTTCGTAATATGACGCGGCTCTGGACATTCTCCGGCCCAATTGATCAGCTAAAGGCGCTGGCCGATTGGCAGATGCAATATCACGAACACGAAAGGAGCAAACCGACCATGCAGCGACAATTCACGATCGAAGTTCGCGTTGACTACGAGGACAGCGCCAAGAACGAAGCGATGCGGCTTGCGGTAGCGCAGGCGGCACAGCACGTCTACGCCAAGGCGTGCCTTCTTAAAGACGGCCAGAAGCCGACCATCGCCGCGTTCAGCGATGACTGGTACTCGGGTCGCGAAGAGATCGAGGTGATCCCCAACACGATCCAACAGGGCTTGGATAGCATCACTGGCGATGGTGACGAGCCGAGTGTCGTGTCGGACGAATTGCTGGCGGCGTTCAAGTAGCATGGATCGCAAACGCAAACGCCTTCGCGCGAACGAGTACAGGCGGAAGCAAATCACCGCGTGTATACATCGTTATAAGGCCGCCCGCGTTCTGCGGACCAAAGGCGTCCCGCGCGCCGAGGCGGCCGGCTATGTCATGTGGCGGCAGTACATGGAGTGGTGCGCCGCATGGATGAATTATTTGAAACGAGAAAGGAGCAAGCAATATGACAGCCCCAACGAGCGCGCCTTCCGAGGACGCATTGCCGACAACCATCGAGATCGCCCCATTAACGCCGCAACAAAAAGCGCAGTGGGGCGATACCATGTCGCTCATGACGTGGACCTGTCCGGGCTTCCGACATCTGTTCTATAAGCTGCTCACCAACAATCGCGGTGAGATCGCTGCCGTGCCGTCCCGCGATTGTCCCATCGCAGCCACAGACGGGCGCAACATCATCATCAATCCCGATAGGTTTTTCTCGCTGCCGCTGCCGCAGCGCGTGTTCGCTATCGGCCATGAGATCGTTCACAACGTGTTCAATGACGTGCAGTTCCTGCACCGCTGCGCGCTGGCAGGGCAAGTCCCCATGAGCGACGGCACCACGCGGCCGTTCATCAACAAGATGATGCAGTACGCGATGGACTACCGCATTAACGCGCTGCTGGTCGACAGCAAGATCGGCCAGCCGCTGCCGGGCATCTGCCTTGATCCTGCGGTCGGCAAGGCCGACGAGCTCGAGGATTTCCTCGGCGCGGCGATTGCGCTCCCGGCGCCCCACTCCCTGGTAGTACAGCGGCAGCGCCACGTTCTCGGTGGCGTTCTTGAACGGCAGCAGGTTGAAGGACTGGAAAACGAAACCCAGCATCTTGTTGCGCAGCCGCGCAGCCTCGGTCTCCGCCAGGTTTGCGACCTGCTGGCCCGCGAGCAGATAGGTGCCGCTGTCATAGGCATCGAGAATGCCCAGGATGTTCAGCAGCGTGGACTTG